CACTTGTGCTTCCGGATTCGCCGCACGGGCATGTCGCGGTTCACGGCGTAGTACTCGCGTCCGTCGTCGCACACCATGCCGATGGAGATCAACTCGATCGAGCGGCCGTCCTCCAGAAACTCCAAGTCGTAGTCGATCGCGGCCATCAGGCGCCGTCGGCGTCGAGGTGGATGGTCACGGACTCAATCGACGCCCGAAGTTCAGCAACGATCGCCGCCGGGTCGAGGTCGCCGATGTTCGCGGCCAGCGTGGCGACCGCCTTCACCAACTCGTCGATCGTCGCCCGCTGCGCGGCCAGGGTGGCGTTGGCCTTGTCGATCCGCTTGAGAATCTCGGTCTGCGTACTCGACAGGGTGTACGTCGGGTTCGTGGCCGGCGCCCCTGGAATGGAGATGACCCCGTCCAGCGTGAGCACCGCCTTGGCGACTTCGGCGGGTGTGGGCATGTCGTCCTCCTTGGGGGTGCCGGCCGCGCGGGCGACGATGCCCGGGAACACGACCGTCTTGAACTGCTCGATGCGGGTTTTGCCGGGGCAGGCCGTGCCGGACGTCGACCACTCGCGGAACATGGAGTGGTAGCCGTATCCGGGGTCGGTGTGGCTGCGGCAGATCCGCAGTGGCAGGCCGTGCCGCTCGTGCATCCACACGCCGAGCCGGATGAGTTCCTCGAGCTGCTGCGGCGTCCACGGGTCGGACGCCGACGTGTTGGAGGCGGTCTCGACGGACACGGCGCCGGTGCCGTCCGGGCGCCGGTTGGCCTGCGCGTTGGCGTCCGCGCGGGTCTCGGTGCCGATGTACTGCGCGATGTCCCCGTCGTAACCGACACCGAAATGACTCTCAAGGGCCGTGCTGTCCCGCCAGAACTCATACGTACGCCGCGGCGTCCACGGGGCGACGATGCTGTGCACGATGAACTGCGTCGGCCGGATCGCCGGTTGGGCATCGGACTCGGGTTGCAGCTCCATGCGCGTGGCGCCGGGATACCAGGCCATGGCGTCTCTCTTTCAGTAGTTCCAGGTGCCTTGGATGGTGGTCAACGGCGTCGGCCTTTCGCTTTCCTGGCCCTCGCTGCTTTGCGGGCCATGACGCTGCGCTGAACGCGCGTCCGGCCCGCGTTCGAGATCCTCGCGGCCTTGCTCTTGCTGGCGCCCTGCCGACGCAGAGCCCTGTACGTGTCGTGACGGCTGCGATAGACGAAGCCTGCGCGTCCGCCCTTGCTGGAGACCATCCCACACCACCGGCGATCGAATCGAAGCCTGACCGGGCGCCTTAACCTACGATTCAAAGGTACAGGCTGGCAGGAGGCACCCATCATGGCCAACCCCAACCAAGACGCACGCAGCGGCAAAGGCCGCTACATCCGCACCCCCGAAACCGCACGCCGCGACGCCCAAGCCGCCAACCTCCGCGCCAAAGGACGCACCTACCAGCAGATCGCCGACGAACTCGGCTACGGGGAAAGGCGCACCGCCTACGACGCCGTCGAACGCGCCCTCAAAGAGATCATCCGCGAGCCCGGCGAAGCAGTCCTCCACTTCGAACTCGAACGCCTCGACGCCGAACTCGAACGCCTCGACGACCTCGAAGTCTCCGCCCGCAAAGTCCTGACCACCCCCCACATCATGGTCAACAACGGGCGCGTCATCCTCCACCCCGACACCGACCAGCCCATGGAAGACGACGGGCCAGTCCTCCAAGCCATCGACCGGCTCATCAAGATCGAGGACGCGCGCCGCCGCAACGGCGAACGCCGCGCCAAACTCACCGGCATCGAAGCAGCCATCAAGGTCGACGCCACCGTCCACGAAGTCACCCAGCAGGACATCGCACTCCGCGAGTGGGCCAACGAACTCAAGGCCAAGAACGCAGCAGCCGAAGCGCAACTGCGCGGCGCCCGAGAGCACCACGAGTGACCACCGCGGCGCAGCCGCTGCCAGTCACCGACCCGTATGACGAGCAGGCAACCGCCGAATCCTTCGACCTGGCAGCATGGATCGAAAGCATCGACGCCCGACTCCTCGACGGGGCGCCCGAGCACAGTGACGCCCGCATCGAGGCCACCAAGTACGACCCGCTCCTGTTCGCAGTCCTCTACTGCCTGCACCACCTCCGCGACCCCGAAGGCAACGTCACCTTCGCCGACGCCCACCTCGAATGGGTCCGACTGGCCCGCCACTGGGCCATCCCTCCGCGGACGCCCATGGAGCAGCGCGACGCGTTCCTCGCCCCCCGCGACACCGGCAAAAGCACGTGGATGCTGTTCATCCTGCCGCTGTGGGCCGCCGCGCACGGGCACATCAGGTTCGCCGCAGTGTTCGCCGACTCCGGACCACAGGCCGAACTACACCTGGCCACATTTCGGAAGGAAGTCGACGGGAACACCGCACTCCGCCGCGACTTCCCCCAGCTCTGCACTGCTGGCCGCCGGCCGTCCGGGGCGGCGGAGTCCGATGCGAAGCACATGGTGATCCGGGCCAACGGGTTCGTGTTCGCGGCGAAGGGCATCGACTCCAGTTCGCTCGGCATGAAGGTCGGAGAGCGCCGGCCCGACCTGCTGCTCCTTGATGATGTGGAGCCGGACGAGTCGAGCTACAGCGCTTACCAGGCGGATAAGCGGCTGAAGACCGTCACCGACGCGATCCTGCCGTTGAACATCTACGCCCGCGTGGTCCTGTCAGGAACAGTGACAATGCCGGGCAGCATCACCCACCAACTCGTCAAGTGGGGCAAGGGCGAGCAGTCGGAGGCGAACGCGTGGGTGGGTGAGCAGCAGTTCCGCGTCCACCACCATCTGCCGATCATCGCTGACGACTACGGCCGCGAACGGTCCATGTGGCCATCGAAGTGGCCGCTGTCGTACCTGAAGAAGATTGAGCACACCCGCAGCTACCGGAAGAACTACCTGAACGACCCGATGGCCACAGACGGCCCGTACTGGTCGGAGGGCGACTTCACGTACGGTGCGTTCCCGACCGCGCGCACGTACCTGTCCGTGGACGGCGCCGTCACCACGAAAAAGACCAGCGACTTCACAGGCCTGTCCGTCGTCAGCTGGGCGCCGGCCAGTGATGCTCAGCCCGCGCGCTGCCTGGTGAAGTTCGCGCAGGCCGTCAAGCTCAAAGGAAAGGCGCTGCGGGCGCGCGTGCTCCAGATCCTAGAGTCGTTCCCCGAGGTCGGCGTGATCCTCGTGGAAGGCAACCAGGGCCAGGAGTTGTGGCACGAGGTTTTCCATGACCTGCCGGTGAAGGTCGTTATCTTCTCGAACAGCGAGAAGAAGGAGTCGCGCGCCGAACGCTTGCTGAACCTCTACCAGTTGGTTCCACCGCGGGTTGTGCACGTTGAGCCGCTGGCTGCGCTGGAGGAGCAGATGGTGGCGTTCCCGAAGGCCCCGAATGACGACCTCGTCGACTCGGTCGGCAATGCGGTGCTGCGTTTCCTGAAGCCGCCCGCCCGAAAGAAGGCCGCAGCGCGATCCGTGAGTCCAGGCTGACCCGCCACCTTCATGACCGTTGGTCAATGCATGCCGTAACCTTCGATTCAAAGGCAACGTGGAGGTGTGGGGATGGCAGGCACGCAAGACCTGATCGACGCCTACGCCGAACTCTGCGACGCCCGCCCCGCCTACGCCAAAGCCGAGGCCTACTTCGACGGCGACGTCGACGAGCTGTACGCCTCCGACAAGGTCGCCAAGCTCCTCGCGAAGTCGAACCTCAACGATCTCGACGAAATCAACTTCGCTCGCATCCCCGTCACCGCCGTCACCGACCGTCTCCACATCACCGCCATCACCACCGGCGACGACGACATCGACGCCGAGATCGCCGACCTCATCAAACGGAACCAGCTCGACGAGGAACTCCCTGGCCTCCACGTCCGCGCCTGCTCCCAAGGTGACGCCTACCTCATGGTCTGGCCTGAGACTGACGGCCAAGGCGACATCCTCGGGGTCGACATGTTCGTCAACTCCGCCGCCACCGTCCGCGTCATCTACGACGACGAGAACCCGCTCCGCAAGAAACTCGCGATCAAGTCGTGGCGCGTAGGCGCGGGCAAGACCCAGGCCATCCGCGCCGACCTCTGGTACCCCGCTATCGGCGAGGAATCGGCGCGGATCGAACGCTGGATCTGGTCCGGCAAGCACACCGGCAAACAGGACAAGTGGGAGCCGTTCACCGGAGACGGCCAGGAACCCACTCTGCCCAACCCCTACGGCGAGATCCCGTTCTTCCACTACCGCACCGGCCGCCCGTACGGCCGCCCCGAGCACTACGCCGCATACGGCCCCCAATCCGCGATCAACAAGATCGTGCTCGGGCATCTCGCCACCGTGGACTTCCAGTCGCTGCCGCAGCGGTACGGGCTCATCGACCCCACGGTCGACCAGTCCGGCATGCAGTCCGACTTCGACCCCGAGTCCCCACTCGACGACGGCGCCGACCCGGAGTCCCCGCTGAACCCGTCCCAGCTGCGGAACGACCCCGGTGAACTGTGGCTGCTTCAGGGGCTGAAGGGTGTAGGCCAGTTCGAGGCCGCCAACCCCGAGACGTATCTGAAGCCGTTCGACCGGTACGTGAAGGCGATGGCACAGGTCACGTCGACGCCGTTTCAGGAGTTCGACTCCACCGGCGACGCCATCTCCGGCGAGGCCCGCCGAGAGGCCCGCGCCGCGCTTACTGCCCGTGTGCAGGCGCGGCAGCGATCGTTCGGCGCCACCCACCAGGATGCGTTCGAGTTCGCGCTCCGCCTCCTCGGCTACGACGACACCACCGTCACCGTGCGCTGGCAGCCCGCCGACTACCGCGACGACAGCGAGGGCTGGGCAACCGTCGACGCGAAAACCAAAGCCGGTGTTCCCCGCGAGCGCGCCCTCGTCGAAGCCGGATGCCCGCCGGAGATGGTCGAAGGCTGGCTTGCTGCACTGGACGACGACGCTGAACTCCTGCGCCGCGCCGAACTCCTGGAGAAGATCGGTCTCGCCGTCCAGGCTCTCGGCTCCGGCGTGCAACTCGGCGCGATCAAGAGCGAAGACGTCACCCGCCTCCTCGACAGTGTTCTCGGCGCCGCCGCCGACCTGGGCGGAAGTGAGGCCAACCAGTGACACCCGAAGCCACCCCGCAGCAGCTCGCCACGCTCGTCCAAGAGCAGCAGGCAGCCGAAGCCGCCGCGCTGGAAGAGCAGACGGCCGAGCAGGCCGACGGCGGGGCCGGCGTCGAACTCGCCGGGCTGCTCGCGGTGGCACTGGCTGCGTGGGTGGCGACGTTCGGGGCACTCACGGCGGCGGGATCCGGAGCGAAGCTGGCAAGTCTCCTCGTCGGCGTGCGGCGCGATGTGGACCGGGCCAGCCGGGGATTGGGGCGCCCCTCGCAGCGAGCCCTGGAGGACGCTCTGGAAGAGGCCACGCACATGGGCGCCCGGCATGCCGCCGAGTTCCTCAGCAAGGCGTCCGGCCGGAACTTCACAGCCCCGGACGTGGAGCCCTCAGCGGCGGCTTTGGATGCGGCGCGCGGCCTCGCGGACGCGGTGACGACACAACTCCGCCTCGCCGCACGCCTCCTATCCCCCCGTGCCGTGCAGGGCAGCGGCTGGCGCGGCGTTGTCCTCGGCCTTGCGGCAGCCCGCCGCAGCGCGACCCTCGTACGGCAGACGGTCTCCTGGGCCATCCACCGCGCCATCAACGACGGCGCCGCCCAAACCGCCGCCCGCTACGAAGCCCGCGGCCTGTGGGCGTCCGAGCCCGACGCGTGCGTCATCTGCCTCGCCTACGCCGGCCGCCTCGCCGACCGGGACGGCCGGTTCCCTGGTGGGCTGTCCATGGACCCGCGCTCCCGCAGCAGCAGTGTGGCCGCCCTCGACGGGCCTCCGGCTCACATCCGCTGCCGCTGCCGCCTCGTGCCGTGGATGCCCGGCTGGGATACCGGCCCCGGGAGCCTCCCGGACCTGCTGCGTGACCAGGCGTGGAGGTCCGTCGCTGCTGGCCGTGGCCGCCCGTCCGAGTCCCGCGCCGCCCGACGTCGGGCGGCCCAAGCACTGCTGGCGCGCCGCGGACTGTCCACGCGCGTCCGCCGACAGGCCGAAGCCACCGCGGCCGGCCGCCCATGAAGGAGAAGCACATGGCACCCAACACGCTGCCTGGGTGGGCGCACCCGTACGACAGCCCGTTCATCTGGTATGCCGACGGCGGCGACGACCCGGCCCCGGGGCCGATGGTTGTCGTCGAGCCGGAGCCCGCCGAGCCCGCCGACGACTGGACCCCTCCGACCCGGGAGGAGTACGAGGAGACGATCGCGAAGCTGAAGACCGCGTCCGGGGAGGCAGCGGCGCGCCGAAAGTATTTGAAGGCGCACGGCATCGACCCGAAGACCGGGCAGAAGGCCCAGCCGGACGAGCCCGACCCGGAACCGGAGCCGCAGGGTGACCAGCCGCAGGGCATCACCGCGGCTGAGATGAAGAAGCAGATCGACCGGGCCGTCGCAGAGGCGAAGATCGAGGGCATGCGGGGCGCGAAGAAGCTGGTCGGTGCGTTTAACAAGGCGCTCGCCGAAGCGGGCTGGAACGGGCAGCGCCTCGAACTCATCATGCCGCTCGTCGACTTCGAGGAGGTCGACCTCGACGACGAGGAGGATCTCCGGGAGCGCCTCGAAGCCGTGAAGAAGATCTTCCCGGAGGGCTTCAAGCGCACCCGGAACCCTGCCAATCCGTCCAACGGGGCTGGCGGTTCTGGCCAGAATGGTGTACCCGCGGCTAAGGTGGACGCAGCCGACAAGCCCGCGCCGAAGCCAGAGCCCAAGGGATGGGCCGAGACCCTCGCGCAGCGGGCACTCCGCGGCTAAGCGCACACCACGCGTGTGCGGCAGGAACGAGCGGGACGCTCACAGTTCGCCCAGGTAGGGCACCCACTATCCGTGCGGGCTGTGAGCCCCCCGCCTTCCTGGAGTGCCCACAGTGGCGAGCACCGACATCATCAACGACTGGATCCCCATCGAGTGGGACTCCGACGTCATCAAGCGCGTGCAGATGGACTCCGCCGTCGAACGGTGGGGCTACCCGGTCAAGATGGCCTCCGCGACGAAGCGCGTCCTGCGCTCCGCAGGCCTGACCGTCACCGCCGGTACGACGTACACGGCGGACGCGTCGACCAACGACTACATCACGCTGACCGCGCGCCGGTTCATCAGCCAGTTCGTCGTCGACGAGGACGACCTCGCCGACGCTGAGTCGATCGTCGACGTCCTCAACACCAAGGGCATGGACTGGGCGATCTCCTACGCCGACACCTTCGACAACGCATGTCTCGCGGTGTCCGGCACGGAGAACGGCACCACGGTCCCGTTCACGTCGGTGTACAAGGCGCTGCGCACCACGAACAGCGCCGTCTCGTACACGGCGGACGACAACTACCTGTCTTGGGACGACGACAAGATCGCCATCGCGTCCACGCCGGACGGCACATCGCTGTACGAGAAGCTGTCCGCGCTTCTGAAGAAGGTGGAGACCGGACAGTTCTGGTCTCTCGCCGACTCCCTCGTGATCGCCGCGCCCGGCTGGCGTGACGCCCTACGTCTCGCAACCGACGCGCAGGGACGCCCGATCTTCATCCAGGGCGTCGCCGGAACCCCGGACACCCTGTTCAACATTCCGATCCAGTGGGCTCGCGGCTGCAAGGTGTCCGCGACCATGACGGGCGCCCCGACCGGCAACGACGTGCTGATCTTCTGCAACCGGCAGTACATGAAGCGCGGCGACCGGACCAGCCCCGAGAGCCTGATCGACCAGGCCCGCGCGCAGGACTCCACCGACGACACCGCGGCGAAGTTCCGTGTCCGTCGCGGCTTCGGCGTGGCGCACGAGAAGGCGTTCTCGCTGCTGGAGCGGCTCACCGACTAGCCGGACCCCTCGGACTGCCGTCGGGGATTGGTGGGTGCCACCCCGGCGGCACCGGTGAACCCGCACACCTGAACTTGGCGAGGAGCACAGCGTGGACTACGAGGCGATGACCGCAGGCGAACTCCAAAAGGAGTGCGCGCGCCGCGGACTGCCGTCCTCGCGGGCGGCGAAGGCCGTGATGGTGCAGCGTCTCCATGACCACGACGCCGAGACCGGCACTCCCGGCGAGACGCCGCGCGGCGCTCTCGTCGAGCAGCATGTCCCCCAGACTGATGACACAGTTCTCGCACCCCTCCCCGACTACGTCTCTCCCGCCCGCACCGAAGAGGCCGAGCCCATCCGGGCCTTCCGGAAGACGTTCGACGCTGAGCCCGGTGGCCCCGACGAGGAAACTCACCTCGCCTGCCGCCAGGCCACCATCGCGGCCGCCGCCGAGACTGGTCTCCGGCCCCGCGGTGACGCCCGCCTCGCCGCCACCGACGACGGCGTGTGGGTGTACGAGGTATCCGTCAGGCAGGTGACCTGACATGACGTGGGCCAGCACGAGCGACGTCGCCTCCTACACCGGCATCAACGTCACCGCCGCGCAGGTTGACCAGGCCCAAGGAGTTGTCGAGATCTTCGCCGACGTCACCGAAGACGCGTCAGACGACGGCCTGATCTCGGAGAAGAACCTCCGCCTCCTGAAACAGGCCGTCGCCTACCAAGCAGCGTGGATCACCGCACACCCGGACGCCTTCACCAACATCGACCTGAGCAGCTTCAACCAGGACCAGGTGTCAGGCAACCTCCGCCACGACAACGCCCTCGTCCTCGCCCCGCTCGCCAAGCGGTGCATCGACCGCCTGTCCTGGCGCCGCAACCGCGGCCTCCGCATCCGTCCGGCGACCGGCGGTTCGGTGATCCCGTCGCGCATGAACCTGACTTCCGCTGCTGCGGATGACGACGATCCGCGCTGGCGACCGCTGGGGGAGGTCTGCTGATGCTCGCTATCGCGACCACCACCCTCTCCGTCCTGCGGGGCACAACGACCGACGTGTACGGCGACGAGCAGGACACCAGCACCGTCGTCCACACCGGCATCGTGGCTGCGATCACCGAGCAGACTCGCCGCGTCACCACCCGAGACGACCCCACGCCGCGGATCGTCCGCTACGCCGTCGGCCGGGTCACGGCCGGCACGGACATCACTGACCAGGACCGTGTACGCGACGAGAGCACGGGTGCGGTCTACATAGTCGAGGCCGTGTCCTCGATGGCGAACCCCGCGGTTGCGGCTGATCTGCGGCTGGATCTGCGGCGCACGACTTGATCACTTTGCGGCTGTCCGCAACGCGATCACCAACCGAATAGGCAACACGCTCGGGGAGACCGGGCGGCCACGTACGAGACCGGCTTCGGAGAGGAGGCGGCCATGGCGCGATCCGGTGTGCGGATCGACCCTTCAGGGCGCGCGCGCGTTGACGCGGCTATCAACGAGTGGATGGAAGACGTCATCGGCGGCGCCATCCTCGGCGACGCGAAGGACTACGTCCCGAAGAAGACCAGTCGCCTGCATGACTCTCTCCGCGCCGAGTGCCGCGACAAGGTGCTGCGGGTCGGCTCCCTTGACTGCAACTACGCGGCCGACGTCGAACTCGGCACCGCCCCGCACGTGATCGTCCCGCGCAACACGAAGGCCCTGTACTGGCCCGGCGCCGACCACCCGGTCGCCCGCGTCAACCACCCCGGCACCGCACCGAACCCGTACCTGCGGCCCGCTCTGTTCCAGCGGAGGACCGCATGAGCCTCCAACTGCGGGCCACCCCCGAACTCGTCGCCACCGCCTGGCTCAAGACCATCGTCGGCGACCGCGTCGCCACCACCCTCCCCAAAGACAACAGCACCTGGGCGGCGTCCGGGTTCTGCACCCTCACCAGCGCAGGCGGCACCCCCAACCTGTACGTGCCGCTACGCGAGCCCGTCATGAGCGTCGACTGCTGGGCCGTGAACACGGACTCGCAGAAACCGCCGTGGAACAAGGCCGCCATGCTCGCCGAGGCCATCCAAGCGGCCTGCTACGACCACCCCGCTATCCCGCAGACCGTCACCCTGCCCACCGGATATCCGCAGGCCCGCGTGCTGTCTGCGTACACCACGGGCGAACACCGGCGGATCCCCGACGATCCGTCGTCGTACGCCCACTACCTGATCCCCGGCTTGGTGATCGCTTGGACGGAGGTGCCCTCATGATGTGGGCCATTCAAGAGGACACCCCCCACGGGGACCTCCTCTCCTACGGCGGGAAGACGCTCGTGCACAACAGCCGGGCCGAGCTGGAGTTCCTGCTGACCGGCAACATCCGCATCGTGCCGTGCCCGCCGAGCATCCCGCCCGAGCAGGCCCTGGAACTGCGCTTCCACCCGCAGTTCTCCCACCACCAGTTCCCCCTTCGTCGAGAGGCTTACCGCTGATGCCGACCGTCCGCACCACCATGCAGCCCGACAAGACGATCGAGGTCGACGACGCCGAGTACCTCGACCTGAAGCGCCAGGGGCTCCTCGTCGAGGAAACCGCCCCGAGCACGCCGCCCGCGACCGCGGCCCCGGCCAACCCCGCGAAGAAGACCACTGCCGGCGCGGCCGGAAGCAAGGAGAGCTGACGATATGTCCGTTACGACCACGAATCTGATTCAGGGGCCGGGAACCCTCTACAAGGGCAACTTCGGTGCGACCGAGCCGGCCGACACCGCCGTCAACGCCGTACCGCCCGCGTCCTCGTGGACGGACCTCGGCGGTACGCAGGACGGCGTGAAGCTCAGCATCGACCAGACGTACAGCGAGCTGGAGGTCGACCAGATCACCCTGCGCGTCGGGTCCCGGCTGACGAAGCAGGACTTCATGATCGAGACGTCGCTGGCGGAGCCGACGCTGGAGAACCTGTCGATCTCCCTCAACGGCGGCACCTCGGCGTCCGGGGCGGGCTTCAAGAGCTTCGACCCCAACGTCACGTCCAGCGCGACGCAGCCCAACTACTTCGCGCTCATCCTCGACGGCTACGCCCCCAGCCAGCTCACACGCCGGATCATCGGCCGCCGCATGCTCAACACCGAGTCGTCCGAGCTGTCCTACACCAAGGACAAGCAGACGCTGATCCCGTGCAAGTTCACGGGCCACTACGTGAGCAGCAGCATCACCCCCTTCCACATCATCGACCAAACGTCGTAGCCGGTCGCCGACCCCTGCCCACCGCGAGGAGCACCACCCATGGCATCCACCACCCGTCAGACGACTGCGGCCCGCAAAAGGGCCGCAGCCAAGCCCACCAGCACCGAAGAGGCCCTCGACTTCGAGCCGATCCGGATCGCATCCAACGACGCCATCGAGGTCGAGCGCGTCCCGCTGTTCTACATCGGCGACGACGAGTACACGATCCCCAAGTCCATCTCGCCCGGCGTGGCCCTGCAGTTCCTCCGCGAGGCGCGCGAGCACGGCCGGGACATCGCCACCGCCCCGCTCCTCACCCGCGTCCTGGGCGAGGACGCGTACAAGGCGCTGGAACAGTCGGAGGCCCTTGAGGAAGAGCAGATGGAGTGGATCGTCGACAAGGTCCTCGACCTCGCCCTCAGCCGCAAGGAGAAGGGGGGAAAAGCGAAGTAGACGACCGGTCGTGGCTGGACAGGTTCGACGACATCCGAGAACCGGCCTACGCCGACACCGTCATCGAACGCATCGAAGAACGCCTGTGGGTCCTCGACCACACCGACGACCTGGACGCCGACTTCCTCGCCATCTACGGCATCGACCTCGAACACGACGAGATCTCCGCCCGCCGCTACTTCGCACTCGCCTACCGGCTCACCGCCTACACCGGCGTCATGGCCGCCCGAGCCGAAAACGAACGCGACAACACCCCAACCCGCACCAGCAGCACCCCCGCACCCGAGCGGGACGACCACAGCACAGAGCTGAGCTTGACCCAGTTCCGGGCCAAATTCCCCGGCCTGGTCAGCATGGGGCAGGGAGGGTAGGACATGGCCGGGGCTTTTCGCATCGCAGAGGGATACGTCGAGGTCACCGCCGACGAGTCCGGCTATGACCGCGCCATGCAGCGGCTGCGGCAGTCGAAGAACAAGGCGACCGTCACCCTCGACATCGACGACACGGCCGCGCTCGCACAGCTGCGCCGCTTCGCCGACCAGCACTCCCGCACCGTCCTCAAAGCGGTCATCGACGCCGACCTCAATGAGGCGTCGATGCGGCGCGTCACCGCAAAGCTGGACCGGCTCACCGCCGACCGTACGGTCCGCATCCTCGCCACGGCGGACACCCGCGTCGCAGCGGATGAGATCCGCAATCTGACGCAGCGGCGGCGGGTCCGTATCGGTGTCGACGTCGACACCCGCGTCGCGGCGGACGACATCGCGAACCTCACCCGCAGGCGCACCCTCCGCGTCACCGCAGACGCCGACACCGCCGACGCAGCCGCCCGCCTCGCCGCTCTCACCCGCGACCGCACCGTCAACATCCGGGCCAACATGTCGGGCCTCGGCGGACTGGCCAGCCTTGGAGGTTCAGCCAGCGGGTCCGCAGGCGGCATCGGCATGCTGTCCTCCCGCATCGCCATCCTCGGCGCCGCCGCCATCGGCGCACTCCCCACCGTCGCCTCCCTCGGCCAGTCCATCATCGCCATGGGGCCCGCAGCAGCCGTCGCCGCCCCGGCTGTGCTGTCGCTGGCTACCGCGTTCGCCGCGGTCAAGGTCGGCACCTCGGGTATCGGTGACGCGTTCAAGGCCGCGTTCGCGCCGGCCACCGCGGGTGCAAGCGCCGCCACCAACTCCATCCGGCAGGTGGAGAACGCCCAGCGCGCCGTCGCGAAAGCCCAGCAGGGCGTGAAGGACGCCGAGCAGCGCGCGGCCGAGGCCCGTGTGCAGGCAGCCCGCCGCGTCGAGGACGCCCAGCGCAGCCTGAAAGCGACTGTCCAGGATGTTGCCGACGCCAACCGGCGCGCCGCCCAGCAGGTCGCGCAGGCGGAACGGGACCTCGCCGACGCACAGAAGGAAGCACGGCAGGCGCAGCGCGACCTCAACGACGCCCGCCGCGAGGCCGCCCAGGACCTCGAAGACCTCAACAACCGGCTCGCCAGCGCGCAGTTGGATCAGCGTCAGGCGGTCCTTGACGTCCAGGACGCCGAGGAAGAACTTGCCGCGGTCAAGGCCAAGGGATCGAAGGCGACCGCCGAGGAACTGGAAGAAGCGCAGCTCGCCTACGACCGCGCCATCCAGCGGCTCAAAGAGCAGCAGACCGAAACCGCCCGGCTGACCGAGGAGACCGAGGCCGCGAACAAGGCCGGAGTCGAAGGCAGCAAGACAGTCGTCGACGCCAAGCAGGACATCGCGGACGCCAACCGTGAGGTTGCGGACCGGACGCGTGCGCTGCGGGATGCGGAGATTGAGCAGGCACGCACCACCCAGGACGGTTTGCAGAGGATCGCGGCAGCCGAACGGGACGTCGCGGACGCCCGCGAAGCCGCCCGGAAAGCCGCAGTCGACGGGGCACGGGACATCGCCGACGCGCATGCCGCTGTCGCTGACGCAGCGAGGGCCCTCTCGGACGCGCAAACGGCCGGCGCCGCAGCAGTGAACAAGCTGGGCGACGCGATGGCGAAGTTGTCGCCGAACGCCCGCGAGTTCGTCAACGCCGTCATCGCCCAGGGCGCGGCGTGGCGGGGACTGAAGTTGGACGTGCAGGATGCCCTCTTCCGCGGGCTCGGCACCACGTTCACCCGCCTCAGCACCGCAGTCATCCCGCCTCTACGAGGCGGGCTCGTCGGGATGGCCGACAACCTCAACGCGATGGCGAAGAACGCGGCCGGCGCGGTCATCGAGCTGTCGAAGACGGGCCAGCTCAAGCAGATGTTCGACGGCCTCAACAAGGGCTTCGGCAACCTCAACCGGATCCCGGGCCAGTTCCTGACCGGCCTCACCCAACTGTCCATCGCCGCCAGCCCGGCGTTTCAGCGGATCACGGATGCGGCGGGTCGGATGGCGGACCGCATCTCGCAGAAGATCTCCGAGGGGCTTGCCTCGGGATCGCTGGAACAGGCCATCAGTGGCGCGGTCGACATCGCGAAGCAGTTCGGGCAGCTACTCGGGGACATTTTCGGGACGCTCGGGAACATCATGAAGGCTGCCGCGGCTGGTGGCGGCGATGCCCTCGGCGCGCTCGGGTCAGTGTTCGCGGAGCTGCGGCGGATCACCGCGATGCCGGAGATTCAGCAGGCGCTGACGTCGATTTTCGAGGCCGTGAACGCGATCGCGAAACTCTTCGCCGGGACGCTCGGCTCGGTGCTTCAGGCGGCGCTGCCACTGCTGGAGGCAATGGCGCCTGTCGTCCGCGATCTGGCGGAGAAACTCGGGCCCGTTCTGGCGGATCTCGCTGCGGCGCTCGGTAAAGCCTTGATGCCGATCATTGACGCGTTGCTGCCGGTGGTGTCTCAGCTCGGCGACATCCTCGTCCGTGTCGTCCGCATGGTCATGCCGCTGCTGAAGCCGATCGGGGACCTCCTCGGAGTGGTGATCAGCGCTTTGGCGCCGGTTCTGCCCGTCGTCGGGAACATCGTGACGATCCTCGTCGGCGCCCTGGTCAAAGGCCTGCAACCGGTGATCGCCGCGCTGATCCCGGCGGTGGCGACGTTCGGGAGGTTCATCGGCCAGTTGGCGCCGCTACTCACGCCGCTGTACCAGGCGTTCGCGCCGCTGATCCCGGTGCTTGGGCAGATGTCGGCGGCGTTGATCAATCTGGCGATGCAGGTGATCGAGCCACTGCTGCCGCTGATCGTCCGCCTGGCCGGCCTCATGTCGGGGGTGCTGGCCGGTGCGATCAACACCGTGGTGCCGGTCATCACGACCGTCGTCGGCTGGCTGACGAAGTTCGCGGACAAGGCTGCGGAAGTCGTGAAGTGGGTTGTCGACAAATTCCGTTGGCTGTACGACGTCCTCGTCGGCCACAGCATCATCCCCGACTTGGTGCGAGAGATTGTCCGCAACTTCACCGGGTTGTGGGCGGCCACGAAGCGGATCTTTGGCGCGCTGAAGGACTGGCTCGTCAAAACCTGGCGGGACCTGTGGGCGTCTGTACGGGAACGCTGGAACAGTTTCTGGTCCGGTCTCAGGTCGTCTATGTCGAACGCGTGGCAGTCCGTCCGCAACAGCATGACCAGTCTGCGCACGTCGATCACGAACGTGTGGAACGGGCTGTGGAACGGCGCCCGCGACAAAATGTCGTCGATCTTTTCAACGATCCGCGACCGCATCGGCTCCTTCATGAATGCGATGCGGGACGCATTCACCGCACTGCGGGACAGTCTCGGCCGGATCTGGGACGGCATCAAATCGAAGATCGCCAGCCCCGTCCGGTACGTGGTGGGCACCGTCTACAACAACGGCGTCCGAAGGATGTGGAACACCATCGCCGGAAAGATCAACTCGAACCTCACGCTGCCCGCCATCAAGCTCGGCTTCAACAAGGGCGGCGTCGTCCCCGGCACCGGCAACAGCGACACCGTCCCCGCCATGCTCACCCCCGGCGAACGCATCCTCTCCAAGTCCCAGGTGGCGCAGTTGGGCGGGCAGCGCGGCATCGACGCCATGCTCGGCCAGGACCGGCCCACCCAGACCGGCGGAAACCCCAGCAGGCAGGAAGAACGGCGCCGCCAGCAAGGCCCGGTGCAGCACTTCGACGAAGGCGGCATCGTCGGGAACATCACCTCCGGCCTGGGCAAGCTCGGCGACGCCGCATCCTGGGCCAAGGACCTCGTCGTCGGCGGCCTGAAGGAAGCCGCGCAGAAGGCACTGCGGTCCCTGGTACGGCCGCTCATCGCCCGCATTCCCAACACCGGTATTGGGAACCTCCTGCGGGGACTCAGCAACCGTGCGGTCGACGGGATGATGGGCTGGTTCACCAAGGAAGACAAGAAGGCCGTCGGCGGCCCCGGCGTGCAGAAGGCCCTCTCCTGGGCGAAAACCCAGCACGGCCTCCCGTACCAGTGGGGCGGCAACGGCAACCCCAGCTGGGACTGCTCCGGCCTGACATCGGCAATCGAATCCGTCATCCGCGGGGAACGCCCCCACCGCCGGTGGGCGACCGGCAGCTTCGTCGGGAACAACGGACCGTCCGGGTGGGTGCGGAACCTGAACTCCCCCTACCAGATCGGCATCACAAACAGCGGCGTCGGCCACACCGCGGGCACCATTGCAGGCGTCAACGTGGAGAGCCGCGGCGGAGACGGCGTGGTGATCGGGAAACGCGCCCGCTCCTACAAGGACCCCATGTTCACCAGCCGCTGGGGCTTCGCGCCGGCCGCGAAGTTCGACTCGGGTGGCCTGTTGCAGCCCGGCGCGACGATGGCCGTCAACGCCACCGGCCGGCCGGAACGCATCCTCGACCCGCAGCAGACCGCCATGTTCGATGCGCTGGTGCGCTCAGGTGGCGGCGTGACCATCGAGAACATCACCGTCAGCGGCTCCTTCGACTTCTCCACGGCCGCTGACCGGCGCGCGGCCGCGAACGCTCTGGTGGCGGAGATGAAGGAAGCGCTCCGTAAGTTCGATAGGGGGCGGGCCTGATGGCCTTGTACAACTGGGGCGACACGACCATCGGCCGTATCCCGCTGCGGGAGACGTTCGCCGTTGCCGAGTCCGGCGGCGAGACACGCTCTCTCGATCTCGAAGGGCAGGAGTCCTATCCGCCCCTGACCCGCGCGCAGGTCGTGGCCCGGCACGACGGCATCAACGCCCTCACGCCCGGCCAGTGCATCCCGGTCACGTTCACCGACAAGCCGGAACGCAACGGCTACTACACCATCAAGTCCGCCGGGTCGACGTACACGGAGCACCTGAACGAACGCGTCACCGCCGACTGGAAGGTGAGCCTGGAGCGGATCGGGTCGGATGCCGAAACCGATCTCCAGAGCAGGCTCACCGGCGCCGTGAGGTTGAATGACTTCGGCCTGACCGGGGAACGCTGGCACGCCCCACCCATCGGTCACTACGCCTACTACACCGGCTCCACCAACGCGACGACGATGACCCGCACCGGCGCGGACGGCGCGATGACCGTCTACCGCGGGGTGCCCGCGAACGTGTCCCCACGCTGGGGCTGCGCGCCCACCGACTTTCTCGACGGACGAGTCAAGGTCACCACGGCAGCGTCGCAGGAGGTGTACGGCGTCGATGTGCCCCTCGCCGCCACCGGGTGGGCCCTGTCGAACGGCCTCGTCAACGTCACGCCCGGCGTGTCCGGGACGCTCGACGTGCAGGCCTACACCAGCGGCGCCTACCACTCCAAGGAGTGGAACGTCTCCGTCGCCGGATCCGCCTCGTCGATCACCTCGTGGGACGGGGCGACCCTGCTGCGCAACGACCCCGAAATGTGCATCATGCGCCTCACCAAGGGCCTCAACCCCGGACGGGCAAGCCTCGACCTCACCCTCCGCCGCGGCTCCCGCTTCATCGAGGGCTACCTCCAAACCGGCACGTCGGCCACCCTCGCCGCCTACCGGTCCACGGTGGAGACCAACACCTCGTTCGCCGCATCCGGCTACGTCACGGCCACCGGAGACGACGCCGGCGGCAACCGCTTCGCCGCCGGATCCGCCCGGTCGTTCACCGCCCACGCCAACGGAGGCGTCCTCAAGTCCAGCGCCACGAGCCTGGACTTCTGGATCGGCGTGGCGGCCGGCGGCGGGTCCGCGGTCTCCGGGGATGCGGCTACGGACCTGCGGAACCAGTACACGGCGTGCATGCCGGAAGCCGTCTACGGAGTGAGGAGGTAGCGGGTGGCGGTCACCGAAGTCCTCAAAGCTCTCGGCTCGTGGGAGGTCAAACTCCTCGGCGGTGTGCCCCGCGACGTCCTCGACGGCATCGACTACTTCGGCCACGTCGCGATCATCCCCGGACGCCTCGACCCCGCCCAGTACGGCGACAACCTCCTCGACGTGGCCCGCTACGTCGGCGTGGTCCGTACGAAGACCGTGGGCGACGACGGCCGTACGAACGCACCCGCCGACGACATCAGCATCGGCGGCGTCGGCATGGCGTTCTGGCTCGGCGACGAAGACGGCAAAGGCGACGTTTTTGAGAACGCCGTCGAACCCGCCAGCGCCTCCTTCGCGACCACCATCAACATGCTGCTCCCCGCCTCCGGCGCGGTCACCGCAGGCACCATCCACTCCGTGTCCGGCACGTACACCGGACGGCACCAGTACGAGACACCCCGCACGGCGATCTCGTACGTGTGCGACACCATGTCGTCGGAGAGCGTCCCGGTGTCGTGGCGCGTCAACGGCGACGGAACATTGGACGCCGGCCCGGACTCCAACCTGTTCGTGGTCAACCCGACGTGCGTGATCCTCACCAAGGGCGCGGGTGAGGACATGGCGCTGCGGGCGCTGCCTGGCAGCATGGACGTCACCCGGGATATGGAGGACTATTCGACCCGCGTCGTCCTGTTGGCGGAGGGGGAGGGCGACAGCATCGCCACCGGCGCGGCGGACATTGCCCCGGCGACCGGGTTCAAGGACATCCACGGCGGCCCGCTCAAGCTCACCAGGTTGGTCAGCGAGTCGGATACGTCGACGACGAACGCCGAGATCCGGGCCGCGCTGCAGTTGTCGAGGTTCACTTCGACGCGGAACGCGCTCACCCTCTCTACCAGCGACTACGACGTTCACGGCTCGTTCGTGGTCGGGGACCGGGTGTGGGTGTACGACCCGGACGCCGGACTCGTCGACACGTCCACGGAGATCACATTCCGGGGCCTGCGCCTCAACCCGATCAAACTCCAGGTCACCGAAACGTCGTGGGCCATCACTAGCGGCTACACGGTCGCCTACCGGTCAGCGAACGGCACGTGGACCGACCTCACCGACTACGTCGACTTCGAAACCGACGGCACCAGCACCGTCACCGTCGGGGACTTCTCCCGGCAACTCACCAACACCTCGACCGAGCCGATCGGATCGCGGCCCAACGCCGACACCTCCATCCCCGGCATCCCGACGTTCGTGACGCCGTTCACCGGCACCGCCTACCTTGACGCCCGCGGCTTCACCCGCGCCCGCGTCATCCTCACCTGGAACGCCCCCAACAACATCGACGGCTCCACCGTCCTCGATGGCGACCACTACGAGATCCGGTACGCCGTCGACACCGACATGATCTACCCCGCCACCTGGACGCAAGTCTCCCAAATCCGGTGGATGGACATGCAGACGTGGGCGCAGCCGTTCGCCGCGCCCGACGACGAGTGGCAGGTCATGTACGTGGCCTGGGGCGAAAGCACCGCCCAACTCCAAGACCTCAGCCCTGGGGTCGGCTACGACGTGCAGATCCGCGCCGTCGACAAGACCGGCAACACCGGCACATGGTCGGGGACGACAACGTTCGTGGCCTCGTCCGACAACCTGCCGCCGTCAACACCAGCCGCCCCGTCAGTGGCCGCGTCACGGATCGCGGTGCAGGTCACGCACGAGCTGGGCAAGAGTTCGGGCGGCACGTTCAACCTGGAGTCGGATCTTCACCACCTGGAGATCCACGTCGACTACGAGCCCGGGTTCACGCCGTCGGAGTCGACGCTGAAGGCGAAGGTGTCGGCGACGGCGGGGATGATCCAAGCGCAGATCCCCGTGGTCGCCACCGTGCAGGTCGAGGAGACATCAGCCCGCTACGTACGCGTCATCGCAGTCGACCAGACCGGCAACAAGTCCGGCCCGTCCGACGCGGCATCGGCGACCGCACTCCTCATCGACGACGCCCACATCAGCGACCTCACCGTCTCGAAAGTGACCGCCGGGCAGATCTCAGCGAACTGGCTCCTCGGCGCGTCCATCCGCACCGCCGAAACCGGCGCCCGCGTCGAACTCAACTCTGCAGGCATGCAGGCCTACAACGCGGGCGGCACCCAAACCGTCGACATCGCCAGCGCCGACGGATCCGTATCGATCATCGGACAACTCAAATCCGGCACCACCGGCAGGCGCATCGAAATCAACCCCACCTCAGCACTGCTGCCGGAGATCCGCTTCTACGCCGAAACCGGATCAAACTACAGCTTCATCCAAGCCTTCGACACCAACCTCACACCCGACGCTGCCGCCGGTATTCAGATGACCACGACAGCGCTCGCCAGCGGGGTTTTCTCCACCGTCGCCATGGACGAGAACACAGCCACGTTCGGCCGGTACAAGCTGAACGCAGGCGATGGCCTGTACTACGCCACCGGCGGCTATGCCGAAGTCGACGACACCCGCATGAGGACCGCATGGTTCTCCGGAGTTGGCGGCAACTTCGGCGGATCGTTCCTCGCCAGGGAAGACCGGGCGGAGATCGGCTGGTTCGGGCCGACTGCTGCTGACTGGAACTACATCCACTTCGACGACGACGGCATCACCCGCCATTACGGCATCTGGAGCCCCGAGTCCCTGGGCGTCGGCTTCGCGACCATCTCGCCCGTCGCCAACACGCCCACGTCCGTCACGGTGACCGGGTTCGATATCGCGGGCAACAACTTCTACGGCTTCGTCACCGCCCAGACCACGGTGATCGGCTCCACGGTGATGGGCGTCGCCCAAACCGCCGTGTCCGGCACCAGCATCACGGTGTGGGTGTACCGGACGAACACCACGAACACCAACCTCGACTGGATGATCATAGGGAGGCCCTGATGACCGTACAGCCCGACGAGAACGGCGAGTGGGACCTTGAGAATTGGCCCACCGTCACCGCCGACATCACCTGCCGAACCGCTGGCTGCCCGGTCGAAGACGTCACTTACCGCGTGTCCATCCCGGAGAACGTCGACGGCGTGTACCGGGGATGGTGCGCCCGCTGCAACACCCCCAACGACGACATCGCCGTGATCGCAGAGGAGACGGCCGGTGCCTGACACTCCCACCACACGACTCGGCCTGTACAAATCCCTCTCCGACGGCTCCGAGCTGGTCAACTACTCGCAAGATATCGGCCAGAACTGGGACAAGGTCGACGCGGCAGCAGGCTTCCAAGTCGTCACCTCCAGCACCCGACCCAGCAGCCCCTACAGCGGCAAAGGCATCGCCGAGTCCGACACCGCGTACCGCACCTATTTCTCCAACGGCACCAGCCCCGCCAGCGCCTCGTGGGTGCAGATCCCCAACAGCAGCTCAACGTTCAACGCCGACCTCGACCTCACCAGCGGCAAACAACTCAACATCGGCTCATCCGCCAGCGTAGCCAGCATCGCCATCGTCAACGCCACCACCGGCACCGACGCACTCAGCCTCCGCGTCACAGGCGACACCGCCAGCCGATACCTCCTCGACACCGACGGCGCCATGAGTTGGGGCCCCGGCGGCGGAACCACCCCCGACACCACCCTCACCCGCAGCGGCACCGCTGCTCTCACCATCACCGGCTCCCTCACCACCACCAGCAACCTCACAGTCGGCGGCACCCTCGCCGTCACCGGCAACATGTCCGTGAGCGGCAACATGTCGGTCACCGGCATCGGCGCCCGGTCCTACGTCCGCAAGACCGCAGACGAATCCGTCACCAGCAGCACCACCCTGCAAAACGACAACGAACTACTCCTCGCCGTCGCCGCGAACTGCACCTACGTCTTCCGAGTATGGATCATGGCCACCGACGCCACCGACGCCAACGGAGACATCAAATTCGCGTTCACCTTCCCCACCGGCGCGGTCTGCCACTTCTCCGGCAAGGGCCCGCACACCCTCCTCGCGTCCGGCGCGTTCGGTGACGGCGAATACATCGCCCGCAACACCGCCACCAGCGGCTCAACCGTGGCCTCCTACGGCCTGACCACCAGCGTCATCGGCATCGAACTCACCGGACTCCTCATCGTTTCCAGCACCGCCGGAAACCTCCAACTCCAGTGGGCGCAGAACTCGTCCGACGCCAACGCCACCACCGTCCAAGCCGGATCATTCATGACCCTCGAACGCGTCGCATAAGGAGAACCTCGTGGACTATCCGAACATCGTGGTCACCGCGACCACCCCGAACACCAACCCCAGCATCACCCTCACCGTCTCCGACGGCGGCGAAGTCGACGAGACGGCGCTCGCCGCACACATCCGCGGGTTCCTCGCCGAGATCCCCGGCGCGAGCAACGTCCAGTCCCGCCGTGTCGACATCGTGTCCACAGCTATCTAGGAGGCCGCTGTGTCCACATTCGAAGTGATCCTGCTGATCGAGGTGGGAGTCATCGCGATCGGGTCGCTCCTGGGCTGGCGGCGTCCTTAACCGTGCTGGCCGCCACGTTTGTCGGCGTGGCTTGGTCCGGGCCGGCGGGGGTGCTGGCGGCCTGCTTCAGGCGCTCGTTCTCCGCCTGCGCTGCGGCAAGCTGCTTCTCCAGCACGTCGACCTTCGCGCGGAGGATGAGGGTCTCGTCCTGGAGGTCGCTGACGCGTTTCCGGTAGACGGGGAACACGTCCTCGACACTGACCTGCGTACCCGGCTGCTGCGGCTGGTTCATGCGGTGACCGCCTTCTTCCTGCGAACCCTCTTACGGGGTCCAGTTCGCGCTTCGTGTTCCGCTCTACGCCTCCGGGCGCACCGGCGGCACTCGCGCCCGCCATCCGGGCGCCTGTAGGTGTTGGCAGCGTCGTACGGTGTACCGCAGACGCCGCAGTGGGTCTTGTTCGCGTTCACGCAGCCGCCATGCTCGACCAGGTCCAGCATGTTCTGCGAGCGGCTGCCGTAGGCAAGATTGGTGGCACGGCAGTCCGTCTTCACACCGTTCAGATGGCGTACGTCGGTGTCTGGCGGATGCGGGCCTATGAACGCTTCCGCGACCAGTTGATGGACGGACCGGCGCCGCCTCGGCTGGCTGCCGCTGTAGATGTTCACGGTCATATAGCCGTTGGAGTTGGGCTTCAACGTCAGGAGCCGGGGGGAGCGTCCGAGGAGACTGCGGACACGACCACGGTCGCTGACCTCGTACCGCCCCTCAGCCCCAACCACCGAGGCCCACCGCTCGTCTGTGTTCACGACGACGCCTCGGGCAGTGTCAGCTTCTCAGCGACTTCCCGGTACCGGTCCAGAATTCTGGCCGCATTAAGGAACGGCCCCTGGGTGAAGAACGAGTAATGGCTGACGATCGCGTCCCCGCGGAGGATGTTGGGCACGCCGATGGCGAGGGGGCGGTGGACGGTGGTCCAGCTCTCCTCCTCGTCGGGGACGAGGACACCGGGACCGTCGGGGAGGTTGGCGTACATGCTGCCGAGGCTGGCAAAGCAGGACACGGAGAACTGCATGCCGTTGCTGCCGTCGTTGGGGTTCTGGATCGGGAAGTCCTGGTACAGGTACAGATCCTCGACCGTGCCAGCCTCGATGTGGTCGAGGAGGAGGCTGTGGAGCTTCACCGCGAACGGCCCGGATGCCCAGCCGATTGGGTCCATGCAGTAGGGCTTGACCTCGCCCCACTCCATCGGGACCTTGCGGCAGATCTGGAGGAAGTAAGAGCACAGCGCGTTGTTGAAGATGACGGGGAACACCGCGGTGGGCGCGGGCATCTGAAGGCGGGCGCGGACGAGGTTCTCGATGGCCGCCTCGTGGATGTACACCACATCGTCGTCGAATCTCAGATAGACCGCGTGCGGGTCGACCATCTCCCGGTAGGCGAGGCCGGTGTACCGCTGCTTGGGGAGGTTGCCGAGGTCGATACCTTCGGGGCGGTGCTTGAGGTGGAACCAGTCGTGCTGTTCGGCCAGCTGGTGGGCGTAGGCGATGTCGTCTTCCTGGCCGACGGGGTCGGTGTTCATATAGGCCCAGACCTCGTCGACGAGGCCGCGTTCGACGTCTCGCTGGAGGTACTTGATCAGGATGCTGTACGTCCTGACCCGTCCGTAAGGCGTCCAGGCGATCACCTTGTGGCCGTCGATCACGGGGTGTCTCCTTCGGTGCTGGCGCGCTGCGCCTTCGGGTCGATGAGGTCGGCAGCGTCGTCGGCGTCCATGTCCGGGACCCGCCCCCAGCTGATGGATGCCGCGCGGATCTGCTTGGCGAGTTCGTGAGCGTGCTGGTCCAGGACCGTTCGCGCCGCGTGGTCAGCCTGTTCGCGCGTGTGGCTGACGGACAGGAGGCCGACGAGGATGGCGTGCATGTTGACGCTCAAGGCGTCCTCCTTGTGGTGCGGTGTCGTGGTGGCCAGACGTGCGCGTCGTCCGGCCACGGCAGATCCGGATGCAGCCGCCGAAGCAGATCCACGGTCGCCGCGTGATACTCGCCGCGAGTGTCGGACAGTTGGCCGGGATGGACGCGCACGAGATACAGCGGCTGCTCGACGACCGCGTAGCGGGTGAGCCCGGCCTTCCAGACGCGGATCCAGAAGTCCCAGTCCTCCGCCGTCCCGTACGTGCCCGACGGCGTCGCCTTCGCGCTGTAGCCGCCCACTCGCTCCCACGTCTCACGCCGGAACAGGCCCTTGTCGATCAGCGGCGGCCAGCGCACAAGGTCGTCGAGGTCGGCGTCCGGGAGGCTGGCTTGGACGTGGTCGGCTTCACCGAACTGCTTCGCGTGCGGGATGACGAAGTCTCGGCCGCCGTCGGCGTTGAGGGCGGACACGCAGCGGGCGATGCACTCGGGATGCAGCTTGTCGTCGGCGGACGCGGTGAACACGGCGTCACAGCCATCGTTGAGCGCAAGCTTCGCGGCGGCGTTGAGACTGCCGGCCCAGCCGAGCCGTTTCCGGTTCCGCCGCAGTCCCGCCCACAGGTCAGGGCGCCGACGTAGCCATGCGTAGGTGCCATCGCTGCCGCAGTCTTCGGCGATGTATGCCCGCGCGGAATGTGTCTGGGATTGGATCGAGATGAGCATCTCCTCGATCCACTCGCCTGCGTTGCGGGCGGGGATGATGACGCCGACTTTCACCACTGTTCTCCGATCCAGTTGAGCGTCTCCCGGATGCCGTCGAACCAGTGGGTGGTGGGTGTCCAGCCGCGTACGGCGGTGATGGCCGCGTTGTCGGTGACGACGCGCTGGAGGTCGCCGGGGAGGCGCTTGTCGTGGGTGACGGGGTGCCGGGTGCCGGTCTCGATTTCGAGGGCGTTCACGAGTTGCAGGAGTTCGAGTTCGTTGTCGGGGCCGCCGCCGACGTCGTACGGCTCGGTCGCGGTCGCGTAGTCGGCGTGGTGCTCGACTATGTCGACAAGGAGACTCGTGAAGTCGTCGATGTAGAGGATGTCCCGGGACTGGCTGCCGTCGCCGTGGATGGTGATGGGCTTGCGGTCGCAGAAGGCGCGCAGGAACCACGTCACCCAGCCTGCTTCGGCGCTGCCGTTCTGGCCGGGCCCGTAGACGGTGGAGGGCCGGAGGATGACGGACGGCAGCCCGTACAGCTCGCGGTAGAGGCGGAGGTAGTCCTCGCCGACGGCTTTGGACAGGCCGAGGGGGGCGGTGAGCCCATCAGCGCCGGGGTGGACCTTGACGCTGCTGGTGTAGACGACGGGGATGTTGCCCGCCCGGTGTGCGCCTTCCGCGATGTTGAAGGTGCCCACCACGTTGTCCGTGAAGTCACTGGCCGGATCGGCGAGGCTCACCGAGGTGGAGCAGGAGGCGCCGAGGTGCGCGATCACGTCGGGCTCGGCGGTGTCCACGGTGCGCCGGAGCTGGGAAAGGTCCGTGGTGGGCAGTCCGTTCCGCTTGTCCATGCCGGTGATCGTGTGCCCGCGCGCTTCCAGGGCGCGGACGAGGTGGCTGCCGATGAATCCGGCCGCACCAGTGACGAGAATGTTCACCAGACGCTCCCCGGTTCATCGCTGAGCGGTCGACGGATCCGTTCCACAAGGTCGGTGAGTTCGCTCTCGACGTGGGCGAGACGCTGCTTCGCCCAGTCGCGTTCCCGCTGCGCCTCGTCGCGCTCCTTGATCGCCTGCTCCAGCTTCGCCTTCAGTTCATCGTCGGCGCGCGCCCTGCGGATGGTCTGGATCTCCAAGGTCGCGGCGGCGGACAGCTTGCAGTAGGGGCACGGCTCGCCGTCTTCGTAGGCGGTGAGGACCGCTGACGTATGCGACTGGCAACCCAGGCAGGTCATCTTGTTACTCACCAGCCGACCGCCTTCTGCCAGGCGACGCTGTCGGGTTGCCGGTCGTAGGCGAGGAGCGCGACGAGCGCGGCTGTGAAGTGGGCTTGGGCCATGGCGGCTTCGTGGATGGCGGTGGTGAGGTCGCCTTCGTCGCCTGCTTGCGCGCGCTGGTAGTCGCTGGCGCGTAGCCGCTCCTCGCCTTCGCGGTAATGCTCCGGGCCCGTCACGCGTTGCCGTCCTTCCTGCTGCCCACCGCGTTGGGGTGTGTGCTTGTTGGCGCGAGACCCTCCCTGCGTGCACGGTGCAGCCAGCCACGTACGGTGGCCGCTGAAACGTTGTGCCGGTGCCCAACGGTCTGGGCTGGGTTGCTGGCGCCCGCTTCCATCGCATCTGCGTACTCGGCTGCAACGCTGGCGAGGTGCACCAGGGACTTCCAGCGCCGGAGGGCGTTGCCGTGCGTGACGTTCGCCAGTTGCGGATGCCGTGCGAGAACGCGGCGCTCCGGTGTCTCCTCAGCTGCTAGGAGCCGCCTCATCGCAGTACCCCAAGCCCGCTTTTCCCAGCGGCTGAGCGGCATTTCCTGAATGGCGGGCACGGATACGGTGCCTGCTGCCGCTATGCGTACTTCGATCAGAGCGAGGGTGTCCCCTCGGAGGGCGTAGGAGAAGGTGGCTTCGACGCCGGGCAGTGCACTGTCTGTGATGGGGATGTGGATCACTGGTCCTCCTCACCTTCGAGGAGACGGCGGATGTCTTCCCCGCTGAGGATGTGCTCGCCGGGCTCCAGCCGGATGTAGGTGACGCCAGGGGGCAGCACCCCGCCGTTCTCCCGCCAGTCGTCCGCCATCTTCCGGGCGAGAGCCTTTCGCCCGTCCTCGGTGCTGATGTCGAACGACTCCTCGCGGTGGTGCAGGCACTCAGTCCCGTACGTGTGCTCTGGCAGACCCTGGCAGCAGGGCAGTTCGGCGGTCACGCCTTCTCCTCTCGCAGGCGCGGCCCTGCTTCGGCTCCTCGCCTGCCCCTGACTCCAGCGGTCAGCCAGCCCTCTTTCCGGGCACGGGCGAGCCACGTGCGGATGGTCTCTTCTGGACGGCCGAAGCGACTGGCGACTCTCGCCACAGATCCCGCTGGCTTGCCGTGCGCGCACTCCTCCAAGTACGCGACCGCCAGCGCGCGGAGGGTCTCGTCGCCCACGGCAGGGCGCCCACCCCGTCGGGGTCGCAAGGTCGTTTCAGGGGACACGGCGGTTGGCTCGGCGGCGCTCTGGTGCAGACCGAGGGCACGCCGTGTTTCGTCCAGTTCCCGCGCGGTGCGGAGGTAGGCGAGCAGCTCGCCGAGGCGGAAGGAACGGTTCGTGGTCGCCGTGATGCCGGAAGGGGCCTGCGTGGAGAACTCCATGGATGTGATGACGATGCCGTGGTCGGTGGCTTCCACTACGCCAGTCACGAGCAGATCACTGTCACGGGGGACACAGGTGAAGCGGGCCATTCCCGGCCCGTCAGCCGCGTGCAGGGACACGGCCATCGTCCAGTCGGGGGAGGTCACGTGCTCACCTCCACGGGTACGCGTACGGCGTCCTCCCACCGGTGATGCAACGCCTGCATGATGCTCCCCGACGCCTCACCCCGCGCCGTCATACCGACCCGCTGACGAAGGTCGGGATCGTCGACTAGCTGCTTCAGATAGCGGCCCCACTCGTGCTCGTACCGCACAAGGAACCCGTTCTCCCCATGCCGAATCACCGCGCGGTACGCCTCCGTATCCGACGCGATCAACGGAATGCCGAGAACGCTGGACTCCAGCCACTTCGTCGGGAACTTCGCCCGGTTGAACGCCGTATCCCGATACGGAGCCACCCACACGTCGAACTCCTCAACGGCTTGCAGATAGTGCTCCACCCGCTCCACCCACCCGAGCGCACCAATCCGACGGCCCTTCAACCCAAGGCCCATCGCCTGCTTCGCATCGATCCCCACCAGCCGCACCATCACCCCACCGGGGCGCGGGTACTGCGAGATCCGGTTCAGGGCGCGCACCGCCTCCGGCAGTTCGGCCACCGTCGACGCTGTCCCCGCCCACCCCACATACAACGGCCGGTCGTCAGCCCGGTAGTCGCGTGGCTTGCCCAGATACTGCGCGGGCAGACCGTTCGGAATGACCACAACGTTCTCCGCGTAGTCCCGCAGCACGGCCGCGAGAGGCTCCGAGCAGCACGTCACGAGATCCGCGACGCCCATGTTGTGGGCCAGCCGGCCGAGCATGTCCCGATCCCACACGCGCACCGCGGCAGCGTTGGACGGGTCGATGTGGAAGTAGTCGTCGTCAAGGTCGAGGACGAGCCGCTTCCCCTCCTGCTTGAGGTGCCACCACATCTTCGACGGGCTGGTCTGGGCGACGCGGCAGCCGACGATCGTGTCGTACGACTCCCAGTTCCGGGGCAGGCGGGGGTGGTGGGTGGCGGTGTGGCCGAGCCAGGAGAGGCCCATCGCGGGCATCACGGCTCTGTACCATGCCGAACCCGCCATGTCGGCGGACCAGAAGTGGACCTTCATCATGACGGCAGCTCCAGGTACTGAGCGGCAGCGAGAAGCCGCCGCTGGTCGTCCTTGGCGTGCCCGAGCATGAGGTTGCACGACGAGCAGAGGATGCCCCGGACAGTGCCCCTGAAGTGGCAGTGGTCGACGTGCGTGTGCTTGTCAGACTCGAACTCGTCCTCGCAGATCGCGCAGCGTCCTCCCTGCGCACGGATCATCCGCTCCAGATCGACGAGACCAATGCCGTAGTGCCGCCGCAGGTCTCGGTCCCGGCTCTTGCGTTGGCCTTCTGGCGTCCGCCGTGCGGCTTTACGCCGTTCGCTAATCGCTTCAGCGTTGCGCTTGTTGTGCTCCCGGACCCGCCGTCGCGCACACACCTTGCAGTGGGAAGAGGTTCGAGTCTTGAGCGTGCTCTTCGGGTTGTAGTAGAACTCATCGAGCGGCTTTGTTTCCTTGCAGTCGGGGCAGCGCCTCGTCGCCACTTCCGTCGTCATCGACTCGGGCTCCATCCCGGCAACCACTCGGTGGCGTAGTACTCGACGGTCTGGCGAATGCCGTCTTCGAGCGGCAAGAAATCGGCAGCGTCCAGGCCGATCTGCTGGAGCGTGGACACGTCCGACTTGACCACAGCGTTCGGAACTTCACCGGGCCGCATGGGCAAGTGCACGATGTCCACCGGCGCAAGGCCGGTGTGCTTGGAGGCCTCCTCCGCCACCATCCTCGCGATGTCGTTGACCGTCACGGAGCTGGCGGGCCCGACTTCCACTGGCCGCTCGGTGTGGCCGTACTCTGCCGTGTGCTCCAAAGCGGCCACGAACGCCGTCGCCACGTCCTTCACCCAGACGCAGTCGGACACCTGGGTGCCGTCCCCGTAGACCTCGATGGGCGTGTCGGTGAGGGCGCGGCAGGTCAGCGCTGGCATCACTTTTCGCACCTTGCTCGTGCCATACGGCTTGGCGATGGACTGGCCGGGCCCGTAGGCGTTGACGGGGCGGACGATCGTGATCCGGCCGCCGTCGCGGTAGAGGTTGTACATGCGGGCCAGGTCTTCGGCCGCGCTCTTGGTGATCGTGTAGCAGCCGGTTCCGACGAGCCTGAAGGCGTGGTTGCCCACCCCGGCGTACACGGTGGGCAGGTTGTACTGGGCGGCCGCTTCGAAGACGTTCAGCGAGCCGAGGATGTTCGTCTCGGCGGACGGGCGCGGGTTGTGGATGGTCTCTTGGGTGCCGAGGACGGCGGCAAGGTGGATGATGCCGTCGACGTGGGCGGCGGCCTCGGTGACGGCGGTGGCGTCGCGGACGTCGCCGAGGAAGAACTCCTCACCGGGCGCCAAATGCTGGCGGCGGTCCTGGTGGTCCATGACGAGGATGTGGTGGCCGCGTGTGGTGAGTTCGCGGCGGATCCATGAGGCGATGAAGCCGCTGCCGCCGGTGACCAGTACCTTCATGCCTCGTTCTCCTTGCTGTTGTCGCGCGCGTGCTGCTCGCGGGTGGGCTGGTGCTTGGCTTTGGCCACGTCGCGGATAGCGGTGATGATCTGGCTGGCGACGAGCGTGGCGGCGATGATCGCGGTGATGGCGATGGCGGTATTCACGGCGCCTCCTGCGGGTCCGGTTCGGCTGGTACGCCCGTGGCTGCCGTCTTCGGGCGGAGGGCGTCTTCGATGCGGGCGCAGGTGACGGTGACCGCGTCGCACCAGGAGGCGCCCGGCGTGCCGAAGGGCAGCATGCCGTCGGCCTCGCGTTCGGCGACTTCGGCGAGGCGCTCGGCGAGCACTTCGCGTACGCGGGTGATGGCGGCCTCGGCTTTCTCTGCTCGGGCACGCGCGTCGTCGTCAGGGTCCGTACAGCTTCCGCCTGCGTGCGGGCAGACCTTGCAGTGTTCGCACTGCTCGTGCCCGTCGGGGCAGTCGCAGCGCGGGCAACGCCGCCCCGTGTCGGCTACGGGCTCGGTGTGGGGGCATTGGACGGGGACGCCCCACGGGTCGGTGTGCAGCTGAGCACCGCATTCGGGGCGGGTGCAGGGGTGGCTCATCGGCTGCTCCGTATGACGGGCGTGTAGTCGACGCGGACCTCGGCGGGCTGGACGAGGGCGGCGAACGCGAACAGGGCCGCCAGTGCGGCGCACAGATGCTTCACGGCTCGCCTCCGTCCCGCTCAGGCCTCTCCTCCGCGTCGGCTCGGCGGCCGCCACGTGGCACGGTCTGGAGGTCGCGGGCGCGGGCAAGGTTGGCGTCTGTGAACCCGAAGGGCCGGAACAGCCCGCAGCGGGCGCACTCCCCGTAGATGTCGTGGTCTAGGACGGGCCGCGTGCAGGTGCACGTCGAGTGGGCCCGCTTGATCGACGAGCAGTCAGCATGGAACAGCCCGCGTTCGCCCTGCCACCAGCGGGCACGGGGACCATCCCAGGAGTGGGAGTGGTTGACCCGGTCGCCCTTGCGGTCCCGCCCGTGACACCAGGCGCAGCGGGTGAGGAGCCGCCGCCGCAGATGCTGGAACGGGTGGATCTGGAGGCGCCAGTGGTGAATGTGCAGGCGCCAGCGTGCCTTGCGGCAGGTGGTGTGGTCGTAGCCGGACGGGTCGCGGTGCCAGACGGTGATCAGGGTGGGCCAGCGGAGGGCGCGCCCCCAGATCACGGTGTCGTGGTAGCGGCGGAACTGCCAACGGACGCCGTTCCGTGCTGCTTGCCGGGTGCCGTAGGCGTCAATGCGCGGCCATGGTCGCCGGATCTCGAAGGCGACGGTGAGCGGGTCCTGCATAGCTCACTCCTGCGCGGGTTGCTTGCGGGTTTGAGATGGCAGGGGGCAACCCGCAAGAGAACCCCCCTGCCATCGACCCCTCCGAAAGGGTCGCGAGAACCATCCTACGATTCGGAGGAATTTGGCAAGCGCAAGCTACGATTCCAAGGAGAGGCGGCGGCAGGAGGAACCCATGGCCTTCCCCAACGGCGTAGAAACGGTGACCGTCACCGCCGGAGCAGCCGGATACCGCACCCTCGACGGCGACCCCTACACCGGCACCATCACGTTCACGCCGTCCGTGTCCCGCGTCACCTCAGCCACCCACGGCGTCATCGCCCTCGGTACCGTCAACGCCACCCTCAGCGCATCCGGCTACTTCACGGAAACACTCCTCGCCACCGACGCCGACGACTTCAGCCCCACCGGCTGGACCTACCGCGTCGACGAGGAGTTCACGAACGCACCCGGCCGCGCCTACAACATCAGCCTCCCCGCCGCCACACCCACCGTGGCCCTGCCTTCGTTGGCGCCCGTGGAGTCCAGCAGCGGCACCGTCTCCTCGCCAGCCGTGCTCTCCGTCAACGGCGACACCGGCGTCATCACCGGCCTATTGGAGGCCGCAAACAACCTCTCCGACCTTGGCTCCACCGCAACCGCGCGCACGAACCTTGGCCTCGGCGGCGCCGCCATCCTCAATGTCGGCACCAGCACGGGCACCGTCTCCGCCGGAGACGCCGTCCCCACCCACACAGCAGCATCCGACCCGCACGGCGACCGCGCCTACACCGACACACAGATCGCCGCGCTGTCCGCGCTCACACAGACGGCAGTCAAAGCAACCGACGAAACCCGCACGTCCACTACCGCCGTCAGCAATGACACCCATCTCTTCGCCAGCCTCGAAGCCAACAGCGTCTACCGGTTCACCGGCATGCTCCTGTTCGACGGGCCCGAAGCAGCCGACGCCAAAATCAGCTTCACTGCACCGTCCGGAGCGACGGGCGGATGGTCCCCGGTCGCCGGCACCCTCGGCACCACCACCCCCGACGGCTCAGCCCAGTTGAAGATGGCTGGCCGTCGGTTCGGCGCCGAGGTGGATGTGGGTGTGATGGCGTCGTCGGCGACGCTGGCCGGACTGATAGCGCTGCCGCACGGCTTTGTCGCCACTGGTGCCACGGCAGGGACGCTGCGGCTGCAATGGGCGCAGTCGTCCAGCAACGCCACCGCGGTGAGCCTGAAGGCCGGGTCGACGCTGGAGGTTGTGAAGGTCTCCGGGGCCGGGCCGTCAGCGTCGGGCATCAATCTCGACTATCCGGCGAGTTACCCCTCCGATCAGGGTCTGCTGGCGTGGACGTATGACCCGGACATTGCCGGGCACGTCACCGCGCAGTCGAGCGGCGGCGTCGGTGGCCGAATCACCCTGACGAAGATCCAGATCCGTAAGAGCATCACCTGGTCGCAGGTCTGGTTCGGCCTGTCCGGTATCGACACCGGCGCCAGCCTCAGCAACTGCTACCTCGGCGTGTACAACGCGGCTGGCACCCGCGTCGGGGTGACGGCGGACATCTCCGCCGACCTGATGACCGGCGCGGTCGCCAAAGGCATCAGCCTGACCGCCCCGTTCACTGCCGCGCCCGGCGAGTACTTCATCGCCATGCTCCTCAACGGAACGTGGACCACCAACGTTTTGCACTTCAAGGCGTCCGGCGCGGGCATCAGCGTGAACGCCAACCTGTCCGCGCCGAGCTTGCGTTACTCCAACATGCTCACCGGTCAGACGTCGCTCCCGGCCAGCCTGGACTTGACGCAGCAGTCGACGAGCATCATCAACACGGGCTGGGCGTCGCAGTGGTACGGAGTTTCCTGAGACGCTCAGATGCGCTGCGGCTCCGGGGCCTCGGCGTGTTCTAACCCTTGGCGGTTTCGTGGCTGGTCTTCCGTGGCCAGTCCAGTAGTGCGACGTGGGCAACGCCGACGAGCAGGTATGCCCAGCCTGTGTAGCGGATGACCTCCCGCCAGACTGTTCCCCACTGGTGGATGTCGACTTCGGTGATTGCGCCAGCGATGGTGATGCCGCTGAGGAGCGTGTACACGGCTGCGGTGCGCCAGCCGACGACTCGTCGATGCCAGGCGATGAGGAACGGGATGAAGGTGAGGGCGGTGGCGCTGATGGCGGGGAGGGCTGCCCATGCCCAGCGTTGCCAGGGTTGTGGGTACATGGGGCGTGTGGTGGGTGGCTGGTTCATGGGTCCCCCTGGGTGTGGTGTCGCGGGTGGGGGACGATATCGGATGTGCGCAGTGTGTGAAGGTGAAACGGCGAAGGGCCCTCTTCCCTGGGGAGGAGGGCCTCAGACGTTGGCGGGGTCAGGCGGTCTTGGGCCAGTCGTCAAGGTCGGTGACGGTCTCGTCGGGCACCGTGGCGGCGACGACCGTGACCGTCTCGGCGTGCCCGGCGCGCGCCTCGTCCTCGGTGGCGTACCGCTGCATGTACTCGTCGGCGTTCTCGGGGCCGAACACCATCGTCTCGAAGATGATCGGCGGTCCGTCGCCGAAGGCGTGGTTGACGCCGAGCCAGACGGTGGAGACCCGGTAGCTGGTGTCCGGGTTGCTGGCTGAGGTGATCTCGGTGAGCCCGACGCGCTTGTAGTCGGGGTTACCGAGGAGGGTGTCCGCCTCCTCGACGTCGATGGGCTGGCCTTCGCGGTCGTACCAGAGGTGCGGGTTCATGTGGTTCATCCTGTCGGGTCGGGCGGTCAGGCGGGCGGGGAACGGGGGCCGCAGTCGGACGGCCCCCGAATGGATGCGGCTATCCCTCCCAGCTCTTGGCGACGTCCATCGCGCGGCGGAGCGCGGACGCGAGCGGCATCCGCTGCTCCTCGGGCAGCTGTACCGACTCCGTCACCCCAATCCACTCGCGGCCGTCGTGATGCCCCTCGGTGACCGTCACCTGCAGGTCCGGTGTCACCGTGATGCCGGTCGGGTCGCTCCACCCGTCCGCGTGCTCCCACCCGGACCGCCCCTCCAGTGCGGCGATCAGCTGCGGCAGTACAGCCGTGGTGACACCGATCTCCGCCGCGCCCCGGGTGTTCGGGCCGGTGAGGTCGTAGGCGTACAGGCCGGTCACGAGAGGCCCGCTGACACGGAGCATGACCTCGGCGTCGCCCTGGTCGGCGGTCAGGCCGGCGGGGATGACGCGGAGGGTGCGGGCGTCGGGGCTGGTGTGGGTCCAGGGCTGGGGGGTGAGGTCGGCGATGGTCTGGTTGAGGGCGGTGTGGAAGTCCACGGGGTTTCTCCTGTCGTGTCAGGCGGGGGTGAGTGACGTGGGCCGAACATGCCAGGCCACGGCGCGGCCGGTGTCGGGGTCGGAGAGCATGAACCGGGGCTGCTCGACCGCGTGCGCGTGGCGGCAGCGGCAGAGCCATGCCTGGTAGGTGCGTCCGTGCCGTTCGGTGACGCTGCCGTGGTAGGTGACGGTCTGGCCTTCGGTGTAGGGGTAGGTGAGCATGGTCGGCTCCTAGGCGGCGAGGGAAGTGCCGCCGCCCCGGACGTGGGGCGACGGCAGGCAGTCAGGCGGCGAGCTTCCTGAGCGGGAACAGCTCCCGCAGGTACGCGGTCGCGTCCGCGACCATGCCCGGTACCGCATCGGCGCTGTGCTCGCCGTACTGGTCGACGAGGATCCACTCGCCCGGAGCGCGCGGCTCGTCCTGGTCCGGGTCCAACTCCTCCACGGTGGGGGGCCGGAAGGCGTCGACGGCGTACTCGAACGCGATCGAGGACGGCTGCCGGGTGGCGACGATGAGGGCACCGCGCACCCAGGTGGCGTCGAGGATCTCGGCGTCGGCCGGGGCGTTGATGCCGACGAGGGCCCTGGAGGCGGCGGCGATCGCGCGGTTGCGTTCCTGCATGTCGTGCAGCTCCTGCTTGCAGCCCGAGCATTCGGCGAGGAAGCGGCCGGCGTTGGGGTGGCGGCGGCAGGTCTGGAAGCGCATGGCGGGTTCCGTTCTCGTGGTGGTGCGCGGGAGGGCGGTCAGGCGGCAAGAGCGGTGGCGAGGAGTTCGATCCGGTCGGCGGCCGGGAGGTCCACCGGGTACAGCACGGTGACGGTGGCGAGGCCCTGTGCCGGGCGGGTCTTGGGCTCGTCGGCGGCGGGGCGCTCGATCAGGTACGCGGTCCGGTGGACCGTGTAGGTCTGGATGCGGTCGATCCGGAAGGAGCGCATCTCCGCCGTGTCGCGGTCCATCGCGCGGAGGACGATGTCGCCAGCGGCGGTGACCAGGACGTCGTGGATCTCGATGGTGCGGATGGTCTCGGTCCCGTCGGCCTTGACGTACGTGACGGTCACGGGCTGCTGCTTGTCGAGGGCGGTGATGAGGCGGGTGAGGGTGGTGGTGCTGGTCTCGTTCTTGGTGTGCCTCATCGGTGGCCCCCTCGGTTCGTTCCTTGTGAGACCAACGTATGCCTACTCAGTTCTCATGTCAACTCTGTAGGCACATTGCGTCCGCCTACATTGGTGGCATACTGGGGTCATGTCAGACCACTACCAAGAGCAGCTCGACGAAGTCCGCGCCATCGCGCGCCGGATCAAGGAACGCGAGAGCCAAAACGACGAGGACCGCGACCGCATCCGCGCCCTCATCCCGCTGCTTTTCCCGGAGCCCAAGCCGTATCCGCGCGGCCGACTCAGCGAAGTCGTTGAGGCCACGGGCTACACGCGGGAGTACGTCGCCCGCATCCGCGACGGGAAGGTGACACCCTCGTGACGACCTCAAGTCAGCGCACCGCCCTGTACCGCCTCTACGACGACGGCGGAGCGCTGCTCTATGTCGGCATCAGTACGCAGCCAGAGATCCGGTGGACGCAGCACGCCTCCGACAAGCCGTGGTGGTCGCTGGTCCGGCGTCGCACGGTGGAATGGCACCCCGACCGAGAAGCGGCAGAGAAGGCAGAACGCTCGGCCGTCCAGGCAGAGGAGCCGCTATACAACACGGCAGGCGCCCGAACGAGCCTGGTCGCCACACACTTCCCCATTCCGGACGCGCTGACTCAGTCGCAAGCCCGACTCCGAATCTCTGACCTCTTGGACGCGACCCAGTTCGGCGGCAGGGACGTTGCGATCACGCGGCGAGGCAAGGTTGCCGGAGTCGTTATGTCGCCCGAGAACTACGACGCAGCGGTTGAGGCACTCGCCATGGGTCTGCTAACGCACGACGAGGTGTACGGCACGAACGAGGAGCCGACCGCATGACCACGACCAGCGAGACCCCCGAACGCCCCTCATGGCTGTCGCCGCTGCCGTGGGACAACCTGCCGCCGCGCGAGGAGGACTCGTGGCCGCGCTGCCAAGGCGTCGGCGGTGACTGCGATACCCAGTACCCGCCGGACTGGCCGGAGCTGGCGTGGCACCTCGTGCACCAGTGCTGCCGCGCGGAGATCGAGGAGTGCCCCGGCGAGGACTGCCTGTGTCAGGCGCCGCTCGCGGTGATCCAGCACTGGTGCGAGGCGTGCGACGGGGAAGACCCACGCACCTGCCCGGAACGGAGCGCCAGTGTTCAAGGCTGAGGAGACCCGTCGTATCCGCCTCAAGGGCGGCACCCGTGTCCACGACGTGCCCGTCCCGCACACTCGACCGATGACCACCGCCTGCGGGAAGCGCATCGTCTTGGAGGACTCGATCGGGCGCACCGTCGACCGGCCGCTCTCCGCATCGACCGAGATCGCAGTCACCTGCCGCGCCTGCCGAAGCGCGGGCCCGGTGCGCCCGGACGAGGAGCCCACATGAGCGCGCGATGCGACGTGTGCAACCTCCCCGACCTGCACCACGGATACGGCGACGGCATCGGCTCCTGCGACTGCCCACGATGCGAATGCGGCGTCGCCGAATGGTCTGACCTGTGCACCTGCCCACCCGACGATGACGAGTTCTGGCCCGACGCCTCCGGCTGGTAGCTCACCGCATGACGAAAGCCCCGCCCGGACCGGTGCGGGGCCTACTCGTAGACGGCTACAACGCCGACGTGAACGACGCACCCCGCCGAGCTGTCGGACGCGGCACCACCCTCGCGAGAGGCACCACCGGACGCGGCAACGCGGCGGCCGGCGGACGGGGTTTGATCGTGACGACCATGAGGGGCTCCCGGATGTGAGGCGGCCTCGCCGCGACGGGGGGACGCGGCGAGGCCAGGGGGCTTTCAGTGTGGCACGCTCACAGGTTCGTCGTGTTCCTCCCGAACCACTTCGCATGGTTGTGGACCTCCTGCCGGACATGCGTCACCGACCCACCCCGCACGCTGGCCGCCAGCAACAGGCCGACCAGCAGCGCCAGCCCACTCGTCCCCATCAACGCAAACCCGGCCGCCAACTGGCCGAGGCCGAACCCGACACCAGCACCCGCGGCACCGACACCGAGCCCGCCAGCGAGGAGACGCTGCGCCAGCGGGTCGAACAGAGGCTGCGGGGTCAAATCCCGCGGCGGTGCAGGCTCCGGCCTCTGAATGAGCCGGGCATCAATCGGCACAGACAGGGACGGGTCACGGGGGTCAGCAACCCAGGCGATCGGGGGCCGCTCCGTGTACAGCTCGACGTTGGCCGGCGTGACGACGGGCGGGTGTGCGTAGCGCTGGTAGGGCTCAGGCAGACTCATTGGTGGCTCCGGGCAGGTAGTAGCGACGGGAGCGGCCATCGCGGCGCTCCAACACCCCGTGCTTGGTCCACTCGTCGATCGCGCGCATCGCCGTGTCCCGGCTGATGTTGCACGCCTCGGCGAGTTCCTTCTTCGTCGCCCCGTCCTTCATGTCGGCGAACACGCGGTACAGGTCCCGCCACTGGCCTGCGGTGCACGGTGTGCCGTCGGGGAACTTCGGGTCGGCGAAGATCTTCACCCATGGCTCGTCGGTGATCGCGGGCTGTTCCTCGGTGTCCCGCATGTCGGAGTAGTAGAAGCCGACCTCCGCCGCGATGTCGGTGTCGGACACGTACTCGGCCCGGTACACACGCGGGGTGTCGTGCTCCGGGGTCTGGGCGAGGAACTTCCCCGGCAGGTCGAGGAGCTCCGGCCGCCACCCGTTCTTCTGGCACCCCTGCCCGAAGATGAGCGGCGCGTGCCCGGCCTCGCCGGCGCGGGTGGAGATGCGGTTGCCGTAGTTGCCGCGGGCGTCGGTGGACCCGCCGAAGACTTTCCGGGACGGCTGCTGGGTCGCGGACACGCACTGCATGGCGAGGAACCGCATGATGGCCAGCAGCGACTCGTAGATCTCAGCGAGCTCCGGATCCTGGCGGACCAGCTCGGCGAGCTCGTCGGTGACCACGAAGATCGCAGGCCCGTGAACGCCGGGAATCCACTTACGGACCGGGCCCCGACCCTCAGCCATCGCCTGCTTCGACAGCGCCTCCAGGATCGCGCCACGCCGCTGGCACTCACCGCGGAGCCACAGCAGCAGCGCGCGGGCTTCCTCCTTCGTGGTCGCCAGCTTCTTCATCCGGCCGCGCCACGGCCCAAGCTCGGGCGCGCCGGGCTTCATGTCGATGCCGTACAGGTCCACATCCGTGCACCGGTTCAGGCGCTTCAGGATGAGGTTGACGATGCCGGACTTCCCCCAGTCGGAGGCGCCGGCCACGAGGGTGTGCCGGTACAGCAAGGTGAGGAGGAACTCGTTGCTGTCTTCGTCGCGGCCGAGGAGGACGGGTTCGCGGCAGGTGGTGACGCCGGTGTCGGTGACGGTGAGGGTGGCGGCGAGCGCGTCGGACATGGCGACCTTGACGATCAAGTCGTTCGCTTCCGGGCCCTCGGCGAGAGTGAGCTTGCCGGGCACGCCCATGTTGGCCTGCAGCTGCTGGGCTCGCTTCGCCAGCAGGGCGGGCGCGGTGTTCTTCCCGGGCGGCGTCTTCAGCAGGCACGACCAGGAGCCGTCGGCCATGCGGTGGAACGCAGTGACGGCGAGCGGTACGGCGCCGGTGAGGGCGTGGAAGCCGCGGCGCAGCGCTGTCTCCTCGGGGGACGCTCCGGTCAGGCCGGGGTCGGCGGCTTCCAGGCCGAGCGCCTCGGGGACGGCGCCCTTGGCTTTGACGGTGTCGACGTGCAGCTTCATTCGGGCGTTGCGCTGGGTGGCGAGCCACGGCCCGTACACCCCGTACGCGGCGCCCGTGGACAGGGCCCAGGCGGTCGCGGTCGGCCACGAGAACCCGGCGGTGACCGCGGTGGTGATGTCGGCGAGGGCGATGAATCCGGCGGCCCCGACGTGTGTGACGAGCGGGTTCTTGTGCTTCAGGCCGGCGAGAGCGGCGGCACCGGCTCCGGCGGCGAGGGTGCCGTAGGCGAGGGCTGCGCCCATTCCGTCTTGGGCGAGGCCGAGCGTGGTGATCAGGCTGGTGCCGGCGGCGGGGGCGAGTTCGTAGCGGCGGCGTGCGATCCACTGGCCGAAGGTGGTGGCGCAGTACAGGCAGCGGTTCCAGGTCCGGCGTGACGACGACGATGACGACGACGACACCGCAAGGCCGTGACCTGGGATTTTGTACTGGGCGGTGGCGCCGTCGGCCGTCATCGTCATCGGGATCGGCGTGTACACCGGGGCGTTGGGGGTGTTCATGCGGTGGCCTTCGCAGCGGTGAGGGCAACGGCGCTGGTGGCGCCGAGGATCCACAGGGTCAGGTCGATCAGGTGCCGCAGCGCCTTCAGGAGCAGGGCGAGCGTCGCGGCGAGCAGCAGGCAGGACGCGCCGACGGTCCGCCACACGGGAGCGCCGGTGGCGTGGGCGAGCGACCCGACGACCGCGCAATACCCGGCGACGGCCGCGAGGAGCGGGCTGCTGGGGAACCACGAGGCGGCAATCGCGGCGGCGAGGAGGCCGGCCACGGACACGAGGAGGAGCGTCGGCTTGGTCACAGGTACGGCCCTTCGGCTGTCTTGCGCGCCTTGCGGACGGCGGCGGCAACGGAGTCCCGGTTGGCCTCCGGACGGACGCGCATGATCGCTTCCGTTACGTGCTTGTTGTCGCTCATCTTCCCGACGAAATCGCGAGCGAGATCGGCCACGCTCGCGACGGGTTCGCGAACCTGATTCGCCGTGTTGACCAGCGGGTTCGGGTCGAGTTCGGCGGTGCGATCGCGAGCGAGTTCGCCGAGGACGGACCGCAGACTCGCGAACTGTTCGGTGAGCGCGGCGACCACCGGGCCGGGTTCGGGTTCGGCGCGCTCGGCGCCTTGATCGTCGATCGTGACCGGAGTCCGCCGCTTCAGGTCGGCCCGCGTGGTGATCTCCTTGATGCCCACCTCGAAGTCGACCTCAAGGCGTTCCATGTCGACCTTGCCCTTGGCGCGGATCGCGGCGATGTCCTCCGCAGCCTCCCGCTCGATCTGCGCGGCCTTCAGGCGGGCCTGGTACTCGCTGTCGCGGATAACGTCGTTGATCTCGGCTTCCTGCTCCGCAGTCAGCGCGGTCGGATCGTAAGAGCGCAGGATGCGCAGCCGGATGTCCCCGACCCACGAGATCTTCGCGACGATCGGGGGGAGCGCGCCGGCGAACGCCGCGGCCGGGGTGATGGTCCAGCCGTGCCAGGCGAGGAGGGCGCAGGCGACGACGAGCGTCACCCATTCCACGACCTCGATGGTTCGGCCGCCGATCCGCTTGTAGGAGAGGTACTGGACGACTCCCCACAGGCCGTCGACGGACACGGCGGCGAGGATGCCCCAGGCGCCGGACTCGATCAGGTCGGTGATAGACCAGCCAGTCCAGCACAGCGACACCGCGGTGAAGACCAGGGCGATCGGGGTGAGAGTCGTGAAGCGGCGCTCAGTGGCCGGCTGTCGACTGGTCACGGCGGGGCTCCTTTCGGGTTGGTGCGGTGGTGGCTGGTGGATTTCCAGGGCCCGCGTACCGGTTGGGACGTGGGCCGTGGGCTACCGCCAGTCGGTCAGTTCTGGAGGGCGGCGGCGAGGATGTCGGCGTGGTCGAACGCCAGCCGGGGAAGGGCGTTCAGCGGCCACCATTCGGCGCGCACCGCGTCGTCACCCGGCTCGGTGATCGTTCCGGGGATGACGGTCAGCTGGTAGGCGACGGTGACGTACCGGCCGCGCGGGTCACGGCCGGGCTGGTCGAACACACCGACCTGGACGAGTTCGGTGGGTGCCGCGTGCACGCCGGCCTCTTCGGCCAGCTCGCGAGCGGCGGCCGTGCGGGACGTCTCGCCGGGGTCGACGTGGCCGCCGGGCAGCGCCCACGCGCCCTTGTGGGGGTCCCAGCCGCGTTCGATGAGGAGGACGTGGCCGTCGGTGGTGGTGACGACGACATCGGCGGTGTAGCGGATGGCTTCGATGGTGTCGGTCATGGCGGGTCCTCGTCGCTTCAGTCGGCGTCGGTCACGTCGACGCGGGTGATGTGGCCGACTTGGAAGGGCAGGTCTTCGTAGGCGGCGGCGGTGTCGTCGTCGCTGGTCTTGGTTTCGATGACGTCGCCGTCGGATTCGTAGATCGTGACCTTCTTGTCCATGGCGGGTTCCTCTCGGATGGGCGGATCGGGCAGCCGGTCAGTGGCGGCGCAGGCTGGTGGCGGCGGCGATGTCCTCAGGGGTTACGCCGAGGCTGACGGCGCGGGCGGCTTTCTCTTCCGCCTTCTGGGTGAGCGCGGCCGTGTCTTCGGGGGCGGCGTTTTCGGCGTCCAGCGCGGCTTGGGCCGCGACGTGGGTGGCGGCGAAGGCGACGGTGTTCCTGAGTCCCATGGCGGGGTCCTCTCGGAGTCGAGGCCGCGCGCCCAGCCGGGGGGTGGTACTGGGCGCGCGGCGGTCTTGGGGGGTTCAGAGGGTGGTGATTTCGCTGTCGCTGTGGCGGCGGTTCTCGTTGTCGAGGTCTTGCCACGGGTAGGAGTCGCCGGGGGTGCGTGGGTCCCAGACGGCTTCGCTGCCGTTGTCGGCGAGGTGGATTTGGGCTTGGCGTTGGATGCCGTCCTCGTCCCAGGTGTGGGTGTACGGGTAGGTGCCGCTCATCGGTCGGCTCCTTGGGTGCCGGGGTCGTACCAGGCGGCGCAGCGTCCGCAGACAAGTTGCTGGCCGTCGCGCTGGAGGGGTCGGCCGCAGCAGGTCACGAGGTCACCGCCGGGCGTGCGGCGCGGATGTCGCGGAGGGTGGCGCCGAGGTTTTGCGCGGTCTGTACGGCGGACTGCATGCGGTGCAGCGTGTACGTGTCCGGGCTGGCCTGGTAGGCGTTGGCCGCGTCGGCGGCGTTGCGGATGGCGATGGCGCGGGGGCTGGGCCCGGCTTGCGGCTGGCCGTTACGATCCACGGTGGCTGTCCTTCCTGTTCACGGCAGGGGGATGGCTGGCCCCGGCAGGAGGTGCGAACTCCTGTCCGGGGCATTCCTGTTGGTGCTGAGGAACCTTGGGCTGGCCCCTCGATCCGAGCGTATGCCATGGCATACACTGAGGCAAGTGGCCCGCCCCATTGGGAGGACGGGAATGATCGACGACGTCACCGAGGAGGCGCGCAAGGTGATCGACGCTCTGAGAGAGATCGACGAGATCGAGGACCCGATCGAGCGCGCCGTGGTGAGTAGCGAGGTGTTGGCCAGCTACAAGGAGCGGGCGCCCGAGTTGCGCGAGTTCCAGCGGCAGGCGATCGAGCTGATGCGCGCGCAGGAGATCTCGTATCGGAAGATCGCCGCCCGGCTGAAGCTGCCTCTCGGAGTCGTCCAGAACATCGAGCGGGGCCACGGCAGCGCGTGGGGCACGAAGCCCCGGAAGAAGCCTGCTGAGGAATGAGAGAAGCCCGAGCGGCGGTCCAGGCCACTCGGGCTGTGAAGCGCCGAACCAAGCAAGGAAGGCACTGCCTTGACTGTACCGAACCGATCCAGCGGCCCCCGCGAGACAGCCGTATACCGGCTTTATGACGCTGACGAGACGCTGCTGTATGTGGGTATCACCTACGACATCAAGACGCGCTTCGCGGATCACAAGGCCGACAAGGAATGGTGGCCGGAAGTTTCGACCAAGGAGATCCGGTGGCTTCCGGACCGCGAGGCGGCGTGGGCCGAGGAGCAGCGTGTGATCCACGAGGAGCACCCCCGCTACAACGTGGCGTCCGTCCGCTGGGTGCACGCTGTACACGGCGCGCCTCCCGGCGAGGTGCTGCCGATCTCGCGCTTCACGCTGGGGGCGGGAGGGACCATCGATCAGGTGGCAGAGTCAGGCATGCCCATCGTTGTGACTAGGCAGAGGAAGCCGTTGGTCGTGATCACGCCCTACGGTGTCACGCCGGAGCGCGCCCAGCAGATCAGCAAGGGCGTGAGTACGGCGCAACGGGCCAAGGCTGACCGGGCGAAGAAGAAGGCGCAGCAGGAGTCGGAGGGGTGATCGTGGAGGATCTTGTGCGCTGGCTCAGCACCCAGCTCGACGCCGAAGAAGCGGCCGCGCGTGCGGCACGGCAGGACGGCGGGGACTGCTGGGAACTGATCGCTCACGAACGGGGTGATGGCGCGATCTACGACGACATGGGCAATCCCGTGCTGGAGTACGACACCGACCCGGAGAGCGGGCTGCCGACGCGTCATGATTTGAACCCGCTCGGCGCGCGGCAGGCGGCATTCATCGCCCGTCATGATCCGGCGCGTGTCCTGCGCGAGATCGACGCCAAGAGGCGCATGCTCATCCGCTGCGAGGAGGAGATGCTGTCCGGCATCCCGCGTCTTGTGCACTTCGCGAAACAGACCGTCCGCGAGATGGCCCTCCCATACGCTGACAGGCCCGGATATAAGGAGGACTGGCCATGAGCGACACGTCGTGGGGTTGAGCCCCGAACAGCTGCGCCCCGCCTCGGTCAGTGAGGCGGGGCGCTCTTGTTGTTCAGCACCACTGACCGGTCGGCAGCAGCTTGCGACGGGCCAGCACGATCAGGGTACGGGGCGGGTACGACAGTGGGTGCCGTTCACCCGTTCGAGGTCTTCCCTCACCCACACCGTGCGCGTACGGTCGGTGGTCCGCAGCGGAGGGCGCCCCGTGGCAACGGCCCGCTACCCCAGTCAGGGTGGCGGGCCGTGTGCTGTCTCCGGGGGCCGCATCCCGCGCGGCTGACCTCCCCGACGGGGAACCGCAGTGCGGGAGGGATCCAGTTCCCTGGTTCCGGCCTTGTCCCGGCAGACGGCCCGCCCGGCTGTCACCCGACGGATTCTCGGGGGCCCGGGTTTCCCGCGAGCAGACGAGCGTTGCCGCAACCAGCATGCCAGACCCCGCGCGCCCGGTACGGTCCCCACAGCACCAGCACGACGAGAGCGAGTAGCCGATGAACACGATCCTCCTCCCCGGCGACCAGCCCGAGCCTGACGGTCCGGAGCGGGTGCCGCTCGCCCGTCTCGCCCGCGGTGGTGGTTCGCCGGCGTTGACGCGGATCGCGCCCCGCGGGCAGGAGCCGAAGGGTCCGGGCAGGGTGTCGGTGGCGGCGTTCCAGTCGTCGGTCTGAGCGCGGTGTGTGGAAGCGCCCGTCCTGGGTGAGGGCGGGCGTTTCGCTGTTTGCGGCAGGCGTGTTCACTTCGGTTGGTCGGTCGCTTGGGTCGCTGTCGGCGTGGCGGGTGCGGGCTCGTCGAGGGCGGCGTTCAGTTCAGCGAGCCGCTTGTCCCACCAGCGTGCGAGGGGCGTGCCGAGGGGCGGCGGCCCGGCCATCAGCCACCGATCACGGAGTTCAGCGATCCGCTGCACCCGCTGCTCAGCGTCCGACTCGCAGCGGTGTGCGGGGCTGTCCCAGGCGCGGCGGCAGTACTTGCACCAGGCTTGTGCGTCGCCGATGTCGAGACGCTGGGTGAGCGCGGCGAGTTCGGCGCCGACGGCTCGCGCGGTCGTGGACTCGCTGACCTCGACGCCCACGTGCTTCACCAGGAGCCGGGCCTCTTCCGGGGTGAGCGTTCGGCCGTTGGCGATGCGGGTGAGAAGGACGCTGAGGCTGTCGAGGCGTGCGGCGCGCACGACGTCGTGTTCCTTGGGCTGGTCGGTCACGCGTCCTCCACGGTGCTGCGGCTGGTGTCGCAGACGAGCCGGTAGGTGGCGTTCGGGTTCGCGGCCCGGAGCTCGGCCAGCCGGGTAACGACGGCGTCGCGGTCGCTGCTGCCGGGCCCGCAGACGCTGCTGCCGGAGGGGAGCCGGGTGTGGATCCACCAGTGCTGTCCGCCGGGGAACTCGGGCGGGTCTGCGCGGTCGGCCCAGGTAGCGAGCTGCTCGGCGAGGAACCGTGCTTGTGCGGGGTTGATGAGGACGGTCGGGTCGTCGCCGTCGACGGTGAGGCGCAGGCGTAGCCATGGCCATGGTGGGCCGTCGGCTGGGGAGTCGTCGCGGGCGTCGGCGGTGATGTGGGAGGGGATGAGGGCGAGGCCGATCACGCCGTTGCGGGGGTCGTCTTCGGCGGGGGTGAGGTGGCTGCCGCGGTAGATCCAGGGCTTGCCGAGGTGTTCGGGGTCGCTGTCGCCGCCGACGCCTTCGATCGACGCGTAGATGCTCATGCGGTCTCCTGGGTGCCGAGGATGGCGCGCGCCACCGCGAGGGCGTTGCGGCCGACGATCTCTTGACCGGCTGTCGAGGACGCGCAGGAGATGCGGCGGGCTTCTGCGGTCAGCCAGACGGCGAGGGGCGTGGCGAGGGTGGCGGAGATGATCGCGCCGGAGGGGAGGACGATCTCGCGGCTGTCGGGGTCGGCGAGGAGTTCCTTGGCGGCGGAGGTGAGGACGTCGGGGGCGGTCACGGCTGCTGCTCCTCGGGTGCCGGGCACTGGTCGTCCGTGTCGTCGTGGCAGATGCAAGGGCAGTCGGTTTCGCCGGTCTCGCAGCAGTCGATGACGCGGCCGGAGACGGAGTGGATGGCGTTGCGGCGCTGTTGCTCGGCGTCGGCGGGGTTCACGCGGTGTACCTCCTGGTCGGGATGCCTGCCTTCTCGGCGAGGGCGGCGGTGTGGGAGGCGCCACGGGAGTTGTTGCGGATGAACGCCAAGCAGATGTCCGCGCCGAGGGCGACCATCTCGGCGTTGCGGCGGAACCCGGCGGCCTTGCCGTGCTTCACCCAGTTCGCTGGGTGGGCTTCGATGACGCCGCCGTAGCCGCGCATCCACTGGTGGGCCATCTCGTCGGCGCCGCGCGGGCATGCGCCGTGGACGAGGACGACCTCGCGGTCTGGGGGGAGTTGGCGGACGACGTTGGCGAGGGCCTGCCAGATGACGGCTTGGTCGTTCCAGGTCCTGCTGCCGGTGACGAGGACGCGGTACGGGTTTGTCACGTGTTGCTCCGGTTGCGTCGGGTTTGTGGGGGCGAAGCGCTGTGCGGGTGCCTGCGGGCCGCTGGAGGGGTTCCGGCGTCGCGAGAGCCGCGCGAGCGGGGTTGAGGCCGGGAGACGGGCGCACAGCGGCTTTCTCGGGCCTGTTGTGGGCGCACGGGCCGCCGCACGGTCACGGCGGCGTTCCGTCATGGGCCTGCGCGTGCTCGGCCGCCGTCCGGTTCGCCTCGTCCTCCGAGCGGGCCACACCGCCTTCCGGGCAACGGACCGGGTTCGGGTTCACGCCGACGTGTTCGGCGTGGAGGCAGCGCCACTGCCAGCGGTAGATGCGGCTGTGCGCGTAGCGGCTGACGCGGTACTCGGCCACGGTCAGGCCTCCTTCGGCTGCTCGGTGGCGCGCGCGACGTCGACGACGTCCCGTCCGCAGCCCGCACACAGCTCCCCGTCGCGGACGACGGCGATGGTGACGGGGAGGTTCTCGCCGTCGGGGCGGCGGCAGGTGAGGCACCAGAGGCGGCCCTTGCCGCTGTAGCCGACGGGCGTCTTGGTGTCGTTGCCGGGCTGCGCCTCAACAGCCGGGCCGGGCTGCCCGCTGTCGATCTCCGCGAGCACTTCCCGGGCGCGGCGGTGGGGGCAGCTCATCGGCTCGCCGCCGAACCCAGCGGCGTGCGCCTGGCAGTAGCCGTGGTGGTCGAACTGGCAGGGGTCGGGGTCGAGGAAGTCGCGGACGAGAGCGAGGAGTACGGCGTCCGTCTCGGGTTGTGGTGTTTCGGCGGCCACCCGATCCACGGCGGCAGACTCGACGGCCAGTTCGGCGGCGAGATCGCGGGCGATTGCCGCGCAGGCGTTGCACTCCTCGCAGCAGCCGAGGAGTCGCTCGTCGAGCTCGGACACGAAGTCCCGGAGCACGGCGGCCCGGTCTGCGGCAGGCACAACAGCCGAAGCGGCGCGCAGCCGCCGTACCTCCTCGTGCGCTTCGAGCGCGGCCTCCTCGGCGGTCTCCTCGCGGTCGATCGCCGCGTTCGCGCGCTGGTTCTCCGTGCGCAGCAGATCGCGCACTGTCGCCAGTTCGGCTTGCAGGCTGAGGATCTGATCGTGAAGGCGCTCGGTCTCGGTGGTGTCGGTCATCGGTGCTCCAGGGGTGGGTGCCGGCCGCCCCAAGGACGGCACGGCGGGTGGGTAGGGTTCGGGCTGGGCCCGCGCTGTTAACGGCAGCGCGGGCCGCCTCACGTTCACGCCGCGTCGTCAGCGGAGACCGGCGCTCCCGACCGGCACGCCCACGGGGAGCAGCCGTCCGGGTCACCGTTCTCGGCAAGCTCCGCCTCGTAGGCCACGTCGAAGAACGTGTCCATCTGCCACTCGGACCGCCGGATCTTGTCGATCGGGGCTTCGTCCAGAGGCTTGCGGGAGATGTGCAGGAACCGTTCGTGCCGCAGCCCGGGCCCGGTGCGGTACGCCTTGTCGAAGCGAACTGCCTCAGCCCACGACTCCGGGTCGGTGTCTCGGATCCGGCGCCATTCGGCGTTGCCGTGGAAGGGGCAGCCGATGCACGCCGACTTCTCCACCGATGTCCAGCCGTGGTGCTTCAGGTACGCCTCGCACTGGGTGCGGGACATGCCCAACTCCAGCAGCGGATGCCGGGACTTCGAGTAGCGGGTGTCGCCGCGGTCGGAGACCCGGCCGATCTCGTCAGTGGAGAAGCCGATCCACTGCTCGGCCCACACACCCTTGGCCGGCTGGCCGACGCGGACGAGTACGCCAGTGCCGTCGCAGACGGAGCACGGGCCGGTGGTCATGTCACCGCGCTTGGCGCGCCACGGGGCGATCCGCTCGCCCTCGCCGTCGCAGTACCGGCACGGGTGCGGGTCGGACGTCTGCGCGCCGAGGAGGAGCCGGGTCTGACGGAGGATCGGGGTGAGCTTGTACGTCTGCGTGCACCGCCGGTTCAACATGCCGTCCTCGCCCGTCTCAGGGTCGCGGGTGTGGGCGGGCAGGGAGCGCTGTTTGTCGGGGTCGAGGACGTCGTCCTGGATCCGGCCGGTCGACACCCGGTAGATCGGGATCCCTGCGGGCTTGGCGACTTCAGCCTCCAGCCGGTCGAGGTGCTCGTACACGGCGGCGGGCTCCCACCCGGTGTCCGCGAAGATCGCACCGTCCAGGCCGGGGAGGCGGCCTTCGGCGGCGAGCATCAGCAGGGTGGTGGATTGGACGCCGGCGCCGAGGCTGAGGAGTCGGAGAGTCGGCGGCTGGTCGGGCTGGCTGTTCATGTGCTGCTCCTTGTGTGTGGGTTGGTGGTCGGCGGGGGCTACACGGCGGGCAGCACGAACGCGTCCAGACGACGCGCGGCGGCTTCCGCATACGGCTCGTGGGCTTCGATGCCGATCGCCCGCCGTCCGGCCTGCCGTGCGGCATCCAGCGTGCTTCCCGACCCGGCGAACGGATCCAGCACGAGACCGCTGGGCGGGCAGGCGTAGCGGATCAGCGGATCCAAGACGCCGTGGGGCTTCTGGGTGGGATGCCAGCCACCGCGCACCGACGGGGCATCCAGCACAGACCGCATCAGCCGCGTCCCGTCGTCCTCGTACAGGAACCCGCCGATCGCCCCGGTGTGCGGAGTGCGGGAGGCGCGGGCGCGGGCGTGCTTGTCCGGGCCGGTGTACGCGACGCGCGGGGTGTCGTGGTGCACCGCGCTCCAGTCGCCGCGGTACCAGTGGGTGGCGATCTCGTGGACGCGCTTGAAGCGGTCGGTGGCGAATCCGGTGCCGTTGGCCTTCTGCCAGACGATGTCCTGGCTCAGCTTCCAGTCGGCGAACTCCGGGCCGCGGTCGAGGAACATGCGCATCGAGCCGAAGCACCACATCGAGTTGGCGGCGGTGGCTGCGAGGGCGGGCCAGCCGTCGGGCCAGCGGTCCCAGGCGAGGCTCGTTTCCGAGTACGGCGGATCCGTGACGATGCAATCGGCCTGTATGTCGAGCGCGGGCAGCACCTCGCGCATGTCCCCCAAGTAGAGCTGCAGGCCGCTGTCGGGGTCTTCCCAGTACGGGGTCATCGGGTCTCCTGGTGGTGGGTGGTCAGACGACAGACGAGACGGCGGCGACCTGGTGGCTGTGCCTGCACGGCCACGGCTCGGCGTGGGTGATCGCGCCGTCGTTGTTGATCTCGGAGTGGGTGACGCAGAGCGTGTGCCTGCTGGTGTTCGTGCAGTAGTCGGCGCCCGCCTCGACGGCGTGGTCGCAGTCGCCGTCCAAGCACGCCTCGTCGCCGTCGACGGCGGACACGGGCAGGCAGCGGGGTTCGGGCGCGGTGGGCCCGCAGGAGGGGCACTCGCGGCGGACGTCGGGGAGTGGCAGGCCGTTGATGCCGCGGGCCATCTCCTGCTCGGTGACGTCGCCGAGGTGTTTGCCGCATCCGTTGCAGGCGCGCTTCATCTTGATCGTGCGGGTGCCGTCGTCGTTGACGCGGTCGGGGGTGTTCGTGCGGGCGGGTGTGCTGGTCACGGCGGTTCCTTACTCGTGGGTCAGGTCGTGTGGATGGCGGGTGGTGGCGATGGGGTCGCGCGTTGGTGATCGGTTAGGCGGCGGTGCGGGCGCGCCAGCGGTAGACGGTGCGTGGGGTGACGGCGAGGATCCGGGCGATCTCCTCGGCGGGCAGGCCCAGTTGGGTGAGGCCTTGGGCGACGAGGACGCGTTCGAGACGGGTCAGGCCCTCGGCGGGTCGCTGCTCGCGGATGATCGTGGCGACGTCTTGGTCGTCGGCCACTGTCCAGGTGTTGAAGTCGGGGTCGCCGTAGCGGCGGATGCGGTTGTAGTGGCGGTGGCAGACGCGGCGTTGTTTGGCGGCGGGGGTGGGGCATCCGTCGATGCGGCAGTGGCGGGTCACGTGTCCTCCAGCGGGAGCGCGTCCTGTTGGCCGGCCTTGGCGCCTTCGATGGCAGTGCAGCGGCGGCAGACCTCGGGGTAGTGGATGGCGAGGGACGACCGGAGGGCCATGGCGGTTTGGAACTTGACGTGCTCGGCGAGGAGGCCGTGCGCGGCCATGTCGTCGATCGCCTCGTCGGTCATCAACGGCTCGTCGAGGGGGACGTGGCAGCCGCAGGGGCAGCCGGGTTCTCCGCCGATACCGAGGGCTGCGGTGTGGGCCCAGCACGCGTTGTGCTTGTGCTGGCGGCAGGCGGGGCAGATCGTCGTCTTCTCGCCGAAGGGGACGACGGTTTTGCCGGGGCGGAGTTCGGAGTCTTGGGCGCGGTAGCCGCGGCTGCGGCCAGCTCCCCGGGTCATCGGCCGATCCCTGCTCGGTCGGCCGCCTGCTTCATGATCTTCACGCCGTCGGTGTGGTCGTACACGGCGCGGCAGATGTGGTCGTGCCACTTCTGGAGGCTGTCGCGCGCCTGCTTCAGCTTGGCGATCTGCTCGCGGGCGTCGTCCAGCTGCTCCTCGATCGTCTTGCAGGAGCAGACGTCGACGTCGGGGTTGATGACGCGGGTCATGCAGCCGGGGATGAGGAAGCGTCCGCCGTGGCCGTCGTCGTACCAGTGGCAGGTCTGCGGGCCGGAGTGCTCGGACTCGGGCGGGAGGCCTTGCTCGGCGCGGATGCGGTCGGCCTTCTGCTGGAGGCTCTCGGTGGGGCGTTCGCCGTTCAGCGGGTCGTAGACGTAGCGGCTGGTCACTGGCTGGCTCCTTCGTCGGGTCGGCTCTGCGTGGTGTGGGCTTGGATGCGTGCGTCGTGGCTGTCGATGGGGAGTCGTCGGCCGCGGGGGCTGGTGCAGCGGGTACCGGGCGGGGCTTGGCTACGGGGGCGGGTCGAGGGCGAGTTGGCCGGCGGCTTCGATCGCGGCGCGGCGGGTGGCTGCTGCGGTTTCGCGGTGGTGCGGAGCGTCGTACCGCAGGTGGCAGCGCTGGCAGGCGGCGAAGAGGTTCGCGTCGTCGACGTTCTCCGGCGTGTGATCGCGGTGGGCCGTCGTGAGGACGACCTTCGAGCCGGTGACCGGATGGGCCTTGCTGTGCTCGGCGGTGCATCGGCCGCTGTGGTCGATGCCGCATTCGCCGAGGCATTCGCAGCGTCCGGCCGCCCGTTCGGTGCGGATGCGGATGCTGATCTGCTTCCAGTCGGACGGGTACCGGTCGCGGTTCTCGGGCCGGATGGGGCTCACGCCTCCTCCTTCGGAGTGCAGTTGCCGCAGTCGCATGGCTGGTCGGGGCGGTTGATCTCGTTGCTGTAGTGCGGTTCGGCGGCTTCCCAGACGGCGTTGGGGAGGTGGCGTTCGGGGGCTGGTCCGGGTGGGCTGGTGCCGGGTGGCCATTGGCCCGGTTTGTGGTCGGGGGGTATCGGGATGGCACCCCACATGCGTTTGGGTTTCCGCTTGGGCGGGGTGCCGGTTTTCTGGGTGGGGCGGAGGAGGCTGCGCATGTACGCCTTGAGGTCGTCTTCCTTGCGGAGCGCTGCGATGTCGTCGCGGTGGACGGGGTGGTCGGTCACTGCTGCTCCTGCATGGCGTCGCGGGCGTCTTCGACGCGGGAAGGGTGTGGTGTCTCGCGGCGCCGGTTCTTGATCGCTCCGCCGCGCGGGTCGATACGGCGGGAGCGGCACGCTTCGTCGACCGGGGCGTCGCACCAGCCGCATGGCACGGAGAGGGCGTCGGGCTGGCCTTCGGCGATCGCGGCGCGGCGGGCGGCCTTGACGGGGCGGTACTCGTCGAGGGCTTCGTCGACGTGGCGGGGTACGTATTCGCCGAGCGTCTTGAGGCGGGCGGCAACGTCGGGGTGCATGGGCCCGGCGGCGAGCTCAGCTTGGGAGGGTGGGGCCTGGCCAGTGGCGACGGCGGCGCGGGTCGCGGCCAGTTCGGCCTTGTATGCGGCGACGTCGTCCGGGTTCGCCCTCGGGGTGGGGTCAGTGTGTCGGCCGAGACGGTCGGCGTGCATGCGGCGGATCTCGGTGGCGATCTCGCCGGGGGATACGAACGGCTGCTTGTTGGCGATCGTGGCGGCGGCGGTGCGGGCTTCTTCGAGGAGATAGTTGCGGAGGACGTCGTGCCAGGCGTCGGGGGTGTACTCGTCGAACTTCTGCTGGGGGCAGAGGGCGCGGACGTAGCGGCAGAGGACTGCTGCTTGCTGGCTGTTCATGCGGTGTCTCCTGCGGCTTCGTCGCGGGCGCGGGCGCGTTCCATCGCGCGGTCGAACCAGGCGTCGGTTTCGGATTGCTGGGCTTGTTGGCGGCCGGTGAAGGGGATGACGGCGCCGCCGGGAGACGGCTTGCGGATGTCCGCGAGGGCGAACTGGAGCGTGCCGCCGGTGACTGGCTTCGAGGTCTCGCCGAGACGGCCGAGGGCGGCGCGCAGCTCGTCGGGGTCGATGCCGTTCGTGAGGGCGTCAGCGATGGCCTGCCGGATGGTGCGCTTCGTCTGTGCGGTGCGGCGGCCGTACTGCTGCCACCAGTCCTCGGCCATCAGCTCGGAGCGGGTCTTCCCGCTCGGGCCTTCGGAGTCGTCTACGTGAGGCTGGTGGGACGCGGGGGGTAGGGGGGTTCCCTTCCCTTCCCTGTTCCCTTCCTTTCCTTTCCTTTCCTGTGGTGAGTCCTCACTGAGTTGTGCGTGAGTGTTCAGTGAGGTGCCGTTGTACCTGGTCACGGGGTCGGGAGGCGTGGGATCGCCCTCTTCCGGGGCCGGGAGCTTGCTCGCGGTCGGACGGTTGATCCGCTGGTGCTCCTCCCAGCCTGTGACGGCGAGGTAGCGCTTGCGATTGAGCGTGTAGCGAGTAATCAGTGAGGACTCAGTGAGTGCCTTCAGGTCGATCTCGATGTCGGCGGCGGTGCGGTCGTCGAGCGGCCAGATCGCGGCCTTGATCAGACGCGGGTCATCGACGCACCGACCTTCGTCGTCCACGTGGGTCCACAGCCCGATGAAGGTGAGTCGCTGCTCGGGCGTGAGGTCGGCGACGGTGAGCGAGGTGAAGAACTCGGGCTTGATCGTGCGGATGCGGGCCATCAGAGGTCACCGGCCTTCTCGTCAGCGTCTTCGCAGGCAACGTGGTAGGCGAAGTAGTCCACTTCGGCGTTCCGCCCCATGGCCGCCGAGCGGGCTGCGATGACCAACTGATCCTGCGTACGCCCTTCCCAGACGGCGGCTACAAGGCGCGCGTAGAACTCATGCTCAAGGTCGGTATCCGGCTGATCCCCGTGACGGAGTCGCCAGTTCTCCAGCCACGTCGTGCGCACCACGCCGGCCAGCGCGAGTGCGACCTGGCGCACCTCGGCCGCCTGCCGGAACGTGTCCTGGTTGGGGTCGGCAACCACCATGGCGTTCGGCATGCTGCTGGTCTTGCCGCCGTTGCAGGCAGCGCAGGCGGTGACGAGGTTGTCCGGCTGGTCGCTGCCGCCGAGCGACGTGGGGATGACGTGGTCGACGTTGAGTTTCACGTCGGGCGCCGTGGCGCCGCAGTAGCGGCAGGCGTGGTTGTCCCTGCGGAGGATCTCGTATCGCAGGCGCTGAGAGACGGCCATCTCTGCTTCTTTCGATCGTGCTGGTCGGGGTCGGGGCATGGGCGATGGGCGCCTTGGGCCCGCCCTTGAACGCACCCCAATTGTATCTCTTGTGTCTAGACAGTGCATAGCGTTGCGAGAGTCGCGAGCGATGGGGTGTATCGCGGGTGCCCAGACAGCCGCTACTCTGTGGACATGGCCAGCAACCCGACCCCGCAGCGAGTGATCCGCGTCGACGACGAGACGTGGGCTGCGTACGGGCAACTCTGCGAGGAGAAGGGCGTCGCCCGATCCGCAGACCTGCGCATGTACATCAAGCGCGAGGTCGCAGAGTGGCGCCGGCAGAAGGACGCGCGCGACGTGAACGCCGCCCGCACCATCGCCGAGTCCTGACACCGCCCCTCCCTTCTGTCGTTTCCGGCCCCGCACCGTTCGTGCGGGGCCGTCGTGCTGCTCGGCTACGGCTGGCTGGAGGGGAGCGCCGGCGGTCCGTCGCCGTGGCCGAGGGTGGGCCGGTCCTCGCGGAGCTCGGCGTGAAGCCAGCGCAGGCCCTTGGGCGTGACGACCGTGTACGGGTGCGCGCCGCCGGACGGCGTGACCTCGGTGCGGACGGCGAAGTACCCGCGGTCGATGAGGTGCTGGTACGGCAGGGCGGAGGCTTGGAGGATGATCCCCATGCCGCGCAGCAGGTTGATGAAGCGCGTCCGGCCGAGGTTGCCGGTGACGGGGCCGAGGACCTTGGCGACGGCGTTCATGTCCAGGTACCCGTCTGCGGCGATGAGGTCGTCGTAGCCCTCGGCCTTTGGCGCCATCTCCGCTACCTGCTCGGCAAGTTGCCCATTGGCCACGACGAGCGTCTGCTCGCGCTCCAGGGCGGCGATGTACCGGTGGGCGAGCTCCAACTCGGTCATGGGTTTCTCGACCCGCGGGTTGATCGCTACGCCTTTGGTGAGGTAGTCAGCGAGGGCGTCGGCGAACTCGGTCTGATGCCGTTCGACCTCGGCACGTACGTTCTGGTTCTTGATGTTGCCGGTCGTGATTGAGCCGAGCCATGTAGGGAGTCGACGTTGATGCAGCAGGAAGTGCTCGCGGGTCTGCGCATCGCCAGGAATCTGCACTGCCATGGTGGCAGTCCAGCCCTGTGACCAGTGGTTTCGGTTGATGCGCTTCCGCTGGTTATCGCCGTCAAGCCCCATGAACGCCGACAGTTGTTTCGGGAATACCCAATGTCCGCGGTGGTCGGTGAGAACGGCGGCGCGGTGGCCGTGGAAGTCGAACGTGTCGATGCTGACGGCGGCCTGCGGCTCGTCGGGGCCGGCAGTGGCTACGAGGGTCGTCACGCTGTGCCTTTCGGTGTCTGGTTGGGAAGTCCCGGGGCCCGCGGTTGAGGGAAGTCGCGGGCCCCGGTGGGCGGCCGTGGGGGTCGGCCGCCCGGGGGTGGATGGCTCAGAGGTAGGCGCTCATGGCCTGGCCGATGCCTTCGACGAGCGCGGTCCGCATCTCCTCGGGCATGCCGGGCTCGAACGCGAAGTGGATGCGGGCGATGGGCTTGTCGTCGGCGCCAAGGGTGATGACGTGCTCGTCGCTGGGCTCCAGGCCGTCGGCGCCGAGGTCGACGGCCCAGCGGGATGTGTCGGCGGCGTCCTCGATGAGCGCGTGGATCGCGAGAGCCGGGGCATTGAGTTCGGAGGCGTCGAGTGCCTCGGACCATGTGGGCCCGTCGGTGTCGCGGGTGCTCTCGATGCGGGCGTCGAGCATGGCGGCGTAGGTCTGTTCCGGGTGTGCGTCCGGCCTGTGGGCGGAGATTTGGCGGGCGGCTTCGGTGCGGAGGTCGTCGTCGGTGTACGGGCGGTCGGGCACGGGCACGCTGCCCGGGCACGCGTCGGCCGGGTGCGACTGGCGGATGGACTTCGCGCCGGACCAGTGGTGCTGCTGGCAGTCCTTGGTGACCTCGCGCTGGACGACGAGTCCGCACGGCGCCTTCACGCACGGGCAGCCGTCTTCGATCTCGTGCGTCGTCCACGACCGGCCGATGTGGTGGTCGGGCAGCGGCTGGTCGGGCTGGCAGGGGACGAGGTTGGAGTGGGCGTCCTTACCGCAGCCGCAGCGGATTCCGTTCGGGCCGTAGGCGAGGGGGTCGTTCATCGTGGTCTCCTTGGGGTTGGGTGCCCCGGCGAGGTCGGATCGTCGGGGCGCTTCAGTGGTCAGTGGCGGCGGTCGATGGCGTACGCGAGCACCCACACCCCGACCGCCACCGCACCGCCGACAACAAGCGCCGTGACCGGGTGGGCGCCGTCCGCGTACACGACCGCCGCGATCACAGCCCCGGTGAACAGAGCAGCGGTGAAGTGGCTCATCCGAGGTGTCCTTCGTTGTGGTAGGCGTCCGCCTGCTCGGCGGCCTGCTGGGCGAGGGCTTGTTCTGCGCACGCTTTGTGGGCTGGGCTGTGCTTGCTGTCGCGGAGGTTCGTCAGCCCCCCGCAGTAGCGGCAGGGCTTCTGCTGGTGGCTCCAATGCGAGGAGTCCCGCCAGTCCAGAAGCGGCGGATCACGGCCCGCCGGCTCGGCGCTCACGCGCTGGCCTTCTCAGTCGCCGCGGCCCGCTGTCGGCGTTCCTGCGTGTCCGCCAAATGCGACGGCTGCACACACCCCTTCACGTCGCACAGCCGGTGCACGGCCCCGTTCGGCTCGTATCCGCGGTCGACGATGAACGCCACCTGGTTCGGGGTGAGTTGCCGTCTGCGGAAGTCGGGGGTTTTCGCCCCGGTCCACAGGAGGTGCCCGCCGGGTTGCAGGGTGGTGTGCCGGTCGAGGAGCTCTTGGAGGCTGGTGGGGTGCGGCAGTTGGGGGCCTCGGGGCTTGCGAGTGTCGCGGGCGGTCCGCCGGAGCTGGAGACGGCGTTCGTCTTCGGTGAGGCCGCCGTAGATGCCGTGGTCCTGCCGGGTTTCGAGCGCCCACGCCAGACAGTCGGGGCGTACCGTGCAGCGGTCGCACACGGCTTTGGCGTCGGCGATGACCTGAACCCAGCGGCCAGTGGTGCCTTCCGGGGCGAACAGGTCGGGGTCTTCGCCGTGGCAGGCGCTGCGGTCGCGCCAGCTGGTTTTGCGGGGCGTCTCGGGAACGGAACCGTTGTAGTGGCTCACGACGCCACCGCCTCAACCCGCCGCACAGCCTCCGCACGGGCCTCCGGATCCGGAATGAACGCGGCACCCCACTCGCCCGTCGTGATGAACTGGCGGCCGATGTACTCCGTGTACGCCGGCGGAATCGCCTCGGTCAGCTCCTCGTGAACGTCGGTCCACGTGATGTCCATCGCCTGCTGCATCTCGGCGACCGTCCCCTTGCCGCCGCCCTTGCCGTACGCGGCGATGTACGGACCGTCGCGGTAGACGCCGTGGCGCCAGCCCCGGACGGGGCCGCGGTGCTTGAGGTGCTTGGGCTGCTCGATGGGCCAGCCTCCGACACAGCCGATCTCGAAGTGGCGGTGGCGGATGACTCCGAGTCCGAACATCTCGCCGCAGAGGGTGAGGTCTTTGCGGATGTCGGCGCCGGTGACGTTCTCGATGACCCAGGGCACGCCGTACCAGAGGCACAGTTCGCGCATCTGCGGGATGAAGTCGGCGTACTGGCGGCCGCGGTTGGTGCCTTTGGTGAGGGTGCAGCCGGGTTGGCAGGGCGGGGAGGCGTGGACGAGGTTGAAGTCCTGGCACATTTCCCGCATCGCGTCCAGGGCGTCGCCTTCGATGAAGCGGAAGGGGTAGCGCGGCCGGGGCACGATGTCGACGCCGACGACGTCGAAGCCGGCGCGCCAGTAGCCCATGCCTGCTCCGCCAGCGCAGCAGAAAAGGTCGAGGACCTTTGGGCGCCTCATGCTTCTTCCTCCTTCCGGTGTTCTTGGCTGAGGTGCCGGTTGGCGGCGGGCAGGGAGTAGATGAGTTCGCAGATGTCTTGCCAGCCGGTGTTGATGCCGGGCGCGTGGTCGTCGAGGACGAGGCTGGCCTGGGCGCGGGCTTCGGCGACGATGCGGTCCCGCTCCGACGGTTCGCGGAGAGCGCGGCGGACCTGCCAGGCGCAGACGATCGCACCGAGGACGGCGAGGACGATGACGGTGTAGATCTGCGGCACGCTCACCGGGCCACCGCCTTGAGGTCGGGCCACACGACCTTGGCGAGCCGTTCACGCTGTGCTGCGGGGAGGCTGAACTCCGGCTGCCCGTAGTGGTCGAGGGCGGCCGCGCGGAGCCAGAAGGCGTCGCACTGGTTGTCGTCGCTGAACTCCCGCCCGGTCCGCTTGTACGCGGCCATCGCCATGGCGGTCTTGTCCGCGTTGCCCTTGCCGGTCGCGAACGCCTTCAATGTGGAGGGCGGGATCACCGCGTACGGCATGCCCGCGTCCATGAGCATCGCGCGCACGGCTCCGTGCAGCATCGGGATGATCTTCCCGGCGGCGCCCTTCATGGTGGCGGGAACGTCTTCGAGGACGACGAGGTCGGTAGCGTGGCGTTCGTCGTGGAGTTGGGCGATGCGGTCGCGGATCTCGATGAGGCGCGCGTCTTCCTTGAGCGCGGGCTTGATGGTGGCGGCAGTGCCATCGGGAAGGCAGATGCCAGTGGCGCCGATCGCCAGGTCGAGGCCGCAGACCTTCAAGGATCGGGGAGGTTCCGATCGGCCGTGCCGGACGCTACGGACGTCTTCCGGCGCGTCGAACAGTGTGGTCATGGGCGGGCCCCCGTGGTGATCGTGGTGGTGTCGGCGGGTACGGCTTCGAGGCAGTGCCCGCATGTCCAGCCGTGGCGGTTCAGCACTGCGGGTTCGGTCCGCACGCAGTTCGGGCACCAGCGCCAGCCCTGCGCCACGGCCGCCCCGTACGGGGTTTCGGGCTCGGGCCACGGCGGCAGCAGTTCCTGCAACGTGACCTCGTCCAGCACGTCCCGCAGTGGCGGCTTCGGCATCCGGTGGCGGCCCGGCCCGGCGAGCGGACGTACGTACCAGCGGGCCAACTGTGCGGCGGCGGCGAGGTCGACCATCAGGACCATCGCCCCGGCAGTGATCCGGTCGTTCACAGCTCTGCCCCTTCCAGTCGGGCGAGCTCCAGGCGCAGATCCACGCCGCTGGCGGCGAGGGCTTCACGCAGCGAGTCGGCGAACGAGCGGACGTCGTGGACGACGGTCGACGGGTGGCCGGCCGCGACGATCGCCATGGCCACGACGTCCTTCGCGCGGGACAGTTCGCCCGCGACCTGCTCCAGGGCGTACACGGCGGCGGCCGCGTTCTTCTCGAACGTGTCCCGCTCGACGATCAGCCCGTCGATACGGTTGGCCTGGCGGCGGATGCGAGCCTCCAGCTCGCGGCGGGAGATCCTCACGACGCCGCCCCCTGCCGCAGGTCGTGCAGTTCGCGGGTGTCCGCGATGTGCGAGTCCTGCAGCCGCTCCAGCTGGGCGGCCTGCTCGCGGATCGTGCGGTACGCGAGGTTGAGCTGACGGCGGAGCTCGGCGTCCCCGACGACGGGCTGCGGCTGCTGGACGGGGCTGTTCGGCTTGGCGTCCCGCAGCTGCTCCAGCTCGGCGCGCAGCCGGGTGATGGTGGCGAGGCGCTCCGCGGAGAGTTTGTCGGCGCTCTCCAGTTCGCGGGCGGTGCGGTCACAGCGGGCCTGAAGGGCGGCGTGCTTGGCGCCGCTCACCCACTTCACGACGCGCTCCCGACCGGACGGAGCGGCCACGTGCCGTCGATCACCGCGTCCGCCTGGCCCTTACCCCGCAGGTACTTCTGGAAGTTCGCGGCCCACGCCGCATGCCAGTGCACCTGGTTCAAGTGGATCCGGTGCGCCGGAAGCTGCAACTGCGGGTACTGCTCGCCGATCCGCACAGCGACGCCGAGCGCGGCCAGGGCGTCGGCCTTCGCGGTGTGCGCGTCGGTCAACGTCACCTTGTAGTGCGCGGCCAGCGCCTCCAACGTCCGCTTCCCGGACCGGTACCGGTCCACGTACCGATCCAGGACGAGCGGATCAATCACGGGCTCGACGCAGCCGATCCGGTCCGCCACCGTCTCCACCCCGTACCGGGCGCACTCAGCGTCCAGTAGCGGCAGATCGAAAGGCGCGTTCATCACCACCAGCGACGCGCGCCCGGCGGACAGCTCACCCGCGATGGCGTCGGCGATCTCCTCGACGACTGCCTTGGCCGGTCGGCCGTGGGCGTGGGCGTGCTCGGTGCTGATGCCGTGCACCTTGTAGGCGCCCTCGGGAATCGTGGCCCCGTCGAGGTCCGACAGCCACTCCAGCACCCGCCCGTTGGGGCGGACCAGGGCGGCGGTGACGATGCGGGCCTCGGCGGTGTTGACGCCGTTCGTCTCGCAGTCGTACGAGGCGAGCGGTCCGCGGTGCCACGGGAGATCGAAGGCACGGGTCGGACCGAGCTGCGGGTTGGCACTCATTCGGCACCTCCAGCGGCGAGCTGGGGAAGCACCAGATGCGAGAGCGCGCCCGACTGCCAGGCCTGACCGATCGCCTGCTTACCCGCGTCCGGCACCGTCAGCCGCGTGTACGCGGCCCGGCCCTGCATCTCCACGCCCGGCACGTCGTGGATCTCGCCCGTCTCTGGGTCCGCCCACTGCGCGACCCCCGCAGCGGTCATCTCCTTCAGCAGGCGGGCGGTGAACGAGGTGCGGACCTCGGTGACGAACTTCCGCTCGATCTCGCTCGCGTAGTGGTCCATCACCCACGCCTTGAACTTCTCGGCGTCGGCGACGATGGCCGCGGCGGCTGGCTGGACGAGGCTGGCGGTCCCGATGTCCTGCTGCTCGTCGAGGCTGATGGCGACCTTCTGGGTTCCGGTCTCCGCCTTCGCGGCGCGCAGCCCGTCCTCCAGGTCGCGCTTGGCGGCCTTCAACTCGTCGCCGATGGCCTTGTGCAAGGTGTCGAGGACAGCGGCCCTGGCCGCTGCTTCCTTCACGTTCATGTGATCTCCTGGTGGGCGGGGCGCCCCGATAGCCGCGGGGCGCCCCTTGGTGTGCGGCAGGTGGTCAGGCGGCGACGGAGCCGCGCATCAGATCAGTGGCCTGCCGGAACTCGGCGGCGGTGCCCTGCTCGATGGCGTGGCCGAACGCCGACTCGAACTGGGCGGGAAGGCCGTCGACAAAGGCGGCGGCGCGGGCGGCGTCCCACATTGCGTCGAGGGCGGTCTGCCGCTCGTTCGGGCCAGCGGGGGGCATCGAGCCGGGACGCTGCTGTTGCGGGGGGTCCGGCACGGCGACGGGCGCGGGTGGCGCTTGTTGAGCCGGGGTGGCAGCGCTGGCCGGGGTCGTCGGGTCCGGCTCGGGCTCGGTGGCCTGGCCTTGCGGCGTCGGCTCGCTGCCGACGGGGGTGTCCTCCGACTCCTTCACCGGCTCGCCCATGTACGCCAGCGACCGCATGACCACCGCGTCTCGCGAACCGTCGTTGTACAGGGACAGCCCGAACTGGTCGCCGAGGTTGACCGCGCATCGCTTCAGCGCCTGCGACAGGGCCGTCTTCATGGCGAGGTCGTGGGCGTCGCCGACGGACGGCTGGTTGACGGCGTCCCCGGCGGCGGCGTCCTCGAACGTGGCGATGACCTGCCCGTCCGTGGTCCTGACCGTGAGGCGGACCTGCGCCCGGTAGACGATCGTCCACGCGGTGTAGGTGTCGTTGCTGTTCTTCTTCTTCCGCTGGTCGCCCCGCTCGTGGACGAGTTCCAGTGAGAGGGTCTCGACGGTGAAGCCATCGAAGCCGAAGATGCGGATCAGTTGGCGGCGCACGTCCCATGCTTCGAGGTGGGACATGCCGCGCAGGTTGCGGACGCGGTTGCCGCTGATGGGCTGGAGCAGGAATCCAACCTGCTGTTCGGTCAGGCGGGTCACTAGTGGTCCTTTCGGGCGTTGAGGGTGTACTCGCGGCGGCCGGCGTCGTCGTGGGCGGTGAGCCAGCCCCACGCGGCGAGGTCGCGGAGGTCGCCGCGGGCGGCGATGCGGATCTGGCCGGGCCCCATCGCGGCGAGTTGCGGCAGGTTGCGGTAGGCGTTGAATGCTTTGCTGGTGGTCCAGCGGCCGCCTTGTGCGCGGATGGCGTCGAGGAGGTAGGCGAGCCGTCCGGTGGGGCCGGCAGACGTGGCGGTCGTCATCGTTGGGCTCCGTTCGGGTGTGGTGCGGTGGCGAGTCCGATCAGCCCGACCCCGGCTGCGATGACCGTGGTGGTGGCGGTGGCTTGCCAGCCGTCGAAGGGGCCCCATTGGGCGAAGAGGAGGGCGGCGGCGGTGACGGCCGTCCAGTGGAGGGCGGTCCGCAATTGGCGGGCGGTCACTCGGCGGCCTCGGTGCTGGTCGGCGGCTGCACGCCGTCGTACTCGTGGCGCCACTGGTTGATGCCGACGGTGGCCGGGTAGTGCAAGCCCCAGCTGTCGACGTGCCAGCCCATCGCGAGCCGCTCACCGGTCTGCGGGTGGGCGGTGACCGCGACACAGTGGAAGTCGGTGCCGTCGCGGTGGGTGTAGGAGTGGCCAGGCTCGAAGAAATCCGGCGGCAGCATCCGCAGGTTGTCCGGGCGGACCGCGCCACGGTCGACCTTCGAGGCGAGTTGCCACACCGGGGTGTCCTCGCGGGCCTTCTTTACCAGCCAGGCCACGACGTTCGCCTTGGGGAGCAGGTCGGCCTCGGCGAGGACCTCGGAGCGGTGTGCGTCGAGGAGCGCCTTCGCGGCGTCCTCAGTCCCGCCCCGCCTGCTGGCGAGCCCCGACACGATCGCCTCAGCGGGAGTGCGGGTGGCGTCGCACCAGCGGCAGGTCAGGCCGTCCCAGTCGTGCCACGGGTTGTTCGTGCAGATCCAGGTGGGATCGCTCATGCCGCACCACCGATCTGGCGCTGCGCGGGGAGCGACACAGACCCAGTCGGCACCCCAGCCCGCAGCCGGTCTGCCAGCGCGGCCAGCGCCTTGCCACGGAACGGGATCTCGTGACCCACCATCCCTGCGAGCTGTTCCACGTACAGCCGCTCCGGCTCCCACCCGTCGTGCTCGCGGGACGTGGCCCGGTCGTCGACGATCTCCATGAACAGGGCGAGCATGTCTTCGTTGTCCGCGATCTGCTCGACCACGTACGTGAAGTACTCCTCGAAGTCGAGCATCAGCCCGTCCGGGATGCGGCGGGTGTAGATCCGCATCGGGTTGGTGATCGCGGGGCGGCGGAACAGGCGGTGCAGGTACAGACGCAGGCGGTTCATGACGTGGCCCCTTCCGGGCTGGCAGGGAGGAGGAGAGCGAGGAGCGCGGCAGCCGTCATGGCCTGGCGCCTGACAGCAGCGACCGCAGCGAGCACAAGCCCGACAACGACGTCCAGGGCCTTGTCCAGCCATGCGGGCATCGGCTCTTCGTCGCCGATCAGGTAGACCAGGCACCAGCCGAAGCGGACGAACCCGCCGATGCCGAGAGCGAGGAAGAAGACCTCGCCGAGAGACAGGCCGGTCACGACCCACCGCCCGTCTCGGCAAGCGCCGCACGCTCACGACGCCGCGCCTTGTACGCGAGACTCTTCGCGGTGTTCGCCTCCGTGCACGGACGGCAACGGCAGCCGTAGTTCTGGTACGTCGACGCGTTACCGTGCCCCGCACGGTCGGCCGCCTCGGGATCGCCGATGCGGCGCCGCTGCTGTACCCGCTGCCGCTCGGCGTTCGCAGCCCGGCACTCGGTGCAGCGGCAGCCCTGCGCGTACCTCGTCGGGTGGCCGTGGCCGTACTCACCACGCGGGCGGCCACGACGCTTCGGCGCGGTCGGGGCGATGCCGAGCATGTCCAGCAGCTCGCGGCAGTCGTCGGCGTCCTTCGCGTGGGCGGCGACCGTAAGCATCGCCTTCCGGGTGGTGTCAGCCACGGCCGTCACCGCCCGTCTCGGGCCGGTCGTGGCCCTTCGTGTACGGGTGGTACAGGAACTCGTGGAACTCAGGCTCCGGCTCCGCGAGCATCCGCCACGCCGCACGCCGCCCCGGATCCGTCTCCCCCGCCGCACGCTCCTCGTGCAGAGCCTGCGTCGGAGCGATCCGCCGCGTGATCCCATCCGCCTCCGCGTCCGGACCCGGCGCCTCAGGCTCATCACTCCGCAATCCCTGACCCGGCGTCCGCCAGTCCGCGCACACCTTCTCGATGTCCGCGAGCGTCTCCCGGTCCGGCACCTCCGGGTCATGCCGCCACCGGTTCAGCGCCGCAGACACCAGATCATCGAGGAAGCCACTCAGGTCGCCGTCGTCCATCGCGTGCGCCCACGGCAGAGCAGACGACTCCTTCGCCCGCAGCGCCTGCACCACGTCATCAAGCGCCTCGTTCGTCGAGTGCCGCTCCACAAGCAGCGCCTCAACCTGCGCCCGCAGCCGCCCCAACTCGCCCGCACGCGCCGCCAACCGCACCGTGCGCCGAGCCTTCATCCGCTCCGCGACCTGACCCTCCGGCGGCGCAGTCCACGCGTGATACCCCACGCCCGTCGTCCACCGGCGGCCATGGCCGCGCTTCGTGATCCCGCAGTGCGTGCAGCCGTACGGCTCCGACACCCGCTCACGCATCTCGTCCCGCTCGCGGCGAGCCCGGTGCGCATCAGCGACCGCCTCAGCGAGAAGACCTTGAAGGCGCGCCCTCTCCGCGTGGAGCTTCTCCACCTCGGTCACGGGTGGCGGCGGGAAGTCCGGCATCTGCGGCCCGACCGGCAGCGGCAACGCACCACCCGCAGCCTCCACCGCAGCCGCCAACTCGACGGCCCTCTCCCCGGCGCTCACGCCGCCACCGCCGCAGCGATCTCGTGCATCACAGGGGCGCCCGTCAGCTGCACCACCGTCACATGCACCGGCACCGGCGGGAACTTCGGTGAGTCCGACCACGTCGACGTGTGCAGCGTCCACACCGTCTGACCGTGCGACAGGTCGGCCTTCTCAACCGTCCCGCCCATCACGAACAGCCACTCGCCGAGAACGTCCATGTTCGTCGCCGTCACCAGCACCGCGTCCGCCGTCGCCTGGTAGGCGACGTGACCAGACGGCAAGTCCTGAATGTCGACGGTGACGCAGTAAGCCCGCTCGTTCCGCTCACGGGCGTCCTGCTCAGTGCGCCACGCGAGTTGCTCAACGGTCGGGGTCTGCAAGGATGTGGCCATCGAGGCCTCACTTTCTGTGTGGTGGGGTTCGCCGATCGAGGGCTGCCAGGCCGGACAAGCGGGCGGCCCTTCGGCGTGGGTGGGGTCAGGCGGCGTTCGTCTCCGACGGGCCCGTCGGCCGTGCCACGCGACCGGCGGCGAACAAGGCCCGCAAGGCCATGACCTGCTCGGGGCTGAATGGGGGAGCGGCAGCGACGGCGTCGCCGATGTGCTCCCAGTCGTCGGGGCCGAAAGTGGCCTCTGCATCGGCGAGTGAGAACGGCTCGCTCATGCCGCGCTCAACTCAGCCAGCCGAGCCGCTGCGGGTTCCAGTCGCTCGACCGGGGTGCACAGCACCAGCAGCTCGACGCCAAGCACGTCGCAGATCGGGGCCACGGTGGCGCCCTGAAGCCGGGGCCGTCCGCCAGTCAGGACGTTGCTGATGGTTCCGCTGGCAATGCCGGCCAGCCTGGTCAGTTCCCGCCCGCTGATCTCGGCACCGGTCTTGGTGCGCTTCATCAGGCGTTCAAGGAGTTCCGCGTCGACGACGAAGAGCAGGTCTTGGGCGGGTTGGGCGGGGATGGATGTGGTCACGCGTCCACCTCATGCAATGAATCGCCTTGCGGTGTTGCACCGCTTGGATGGTTAGAGCATTGCATGGCGTGGACGGTATGTCCACCGTCTTGGATGGTCGGGTGTGAATTCCGCCAAACCAGCCGTACGCCCTAGTGCGCGCCGTCCACTTCCGTGGACACTCTGTCCAGCGCGCAGGGTGAAGAGCCCTGTGTAATCAGGGGGGTTGTCGGCCACGCCCCCCTGATCGCGTGGACACCCCACAGCCCACGAGACACACCGGAGTGGCATCATGACCCTCATGGCAGCGCGAAATCCCAAGGCGACGGGCGGGCGATCTCAGCTCCGTGACATCGTCGTGCAGCGGAAAGAAGAGCTCGGCCTCGGCTACGCGAGGCTTGCCGCGCGCTGTATCGACCCCGAGTCAGGCGAGCAGACTGTCAAGTCGTCATGGCTTCACCGTCTTGCGACCGGTGAGCCGGTCGAGGCTCCCGACTATGAGACGCTGCGCGGCATGGCGGCCGGACTCGGAATGCCTGTAGGTGTGCTGCAGGATGCGGCGGGCGCTCAGTTCTTCGGGGCGGAGCCGGTGTTCAGCGAGTCGGCTGAGGCGCGGGCGTTCCTGGCGGACGCGGATCGGTTGACGCCGACTCAGCGCGAGGCGATCCGGGCTCTGATGCGGTCGCTGGCCGAAGGCCAGTAATCAAATCGGGCATTCTGCTGATCCCTGCACAAGATCATTGGCCATGGCGATCACTCCCAGTAGTACTTATTGGCTGGGTGTAGTCGCAACCTGTTCGAGATGGCAGCATTGGCGATCCGCCTGGGAAGCGTGTGATTGAGGTAGCCTGCACGAACATCGATGTTCGAACGTGCTATCGAATCGAAGATGCGGCACGTCCATGGGGGTCCCATGCCGGAACACTGCACCGCCAACACCGCCCGCAAGACGGTCCGGGCGCAGATCGTTTTCAGTGACGAACTGCCCCCCGGCTGCCCGCCGTTCGAACTCCCCGACGGGCGCATGATGATGGAGATCGAACTCGAAGACCTCACCCTCCTCATCGTGCGCCCCGGATCCATCGACCGGGCACTCCTCGAAGAGCTGAATCGATACGCCGACCGCGTCACCACCCTCGGCATCTGGTCGCGCGATCCCACCCGAGTCGGCATCTCCGCAGCCCTGCTGGGCCTCGCCAGCCACTGACCTGCACCTTTAAGGGTGGGTTTCCTTAGCGTTCGGCCTGCCGAACGCATGTGGAACCCACCCTTAACGTGCCATCATGAGGCATGCGTCAAGACCCAGCAGACCCGCAACTCGCCTGCATCTACTGCCGCATGAGCGAAGACCGCGAAGGCGGCGGCCTCGGCATCGACCGACAGCGCGAAGACTGCGAAGCCCTCGCCGCCGAACTCGGCCTCACCATCATCAAGGTCTACACCGACAACGACCTCTCCGCGTACTCCGGCAAGCCGCGCCCCGACTACCAGCAAATGCTCGACGACCTCCGCGCCGGCCTCTACGGCACCGTCATCGCCTGGCACACCGACCGCCTCCACCGGCGCCCCTCCGAACTGGAGGAGTACATCGACGTGTGCGAGCCCCGCAACGTGCAGACCCGCACCGTCAAAGCCGGGGCCCTCGACCTCACCACCGCGACCGGCCGGTGGCAGGCCCGCCAGCTCGGGGCCATGGCCCGCTACGAAGTTGAGCGGATGATCGAGCGGCAGCGGCGGGCACGCGACCAGAAAGTCCAGCGCGGCGAGTGGTCCGGCGGCCCCCGCCCCTACGGCTGGGAAGCCGACGGGATTACGCCCGTCCACGAAGAGATCGCAGTCATCCGCGAGACGGCCGAGGCCGTCCTCGCCGGGGCGTCCATCAGGTCCCTCGCCGCGGATCTCAACGAGCGCGGGCTGCTCACCTCAACCGGGTCGGCATGGGACGGAAGCAGTCTTGCGCGGATGCTGAAGCGGCCGCGGAACGCGGGCATTCTCCAGCATCGCGGGGAGGAGGCGGGCCGGTCGCAGTGGGATGCGGTGATTGACGAGCCGACATGGCGGAGCCTGCGCGGTGTCCTTGAAGACCCGTCCCGCATCCCGTCCGCGTCGAACGTCCGCAAGCATCTGGGCAGCGGCCTGTATCTGTGCGGGGTGTGCGGAGAAACTCTCACGTCGTTCTCGAAGGGCGGCGGGAAGCCCGCCAAGTACAAGTGCCGCAAGAGCGGCTGCGTGCTCCGTGACCTCGTTCTCCTCGACAAGTGGGTGCAGTCCCATCTCCTGCGGCGGGTCAAGGAGCCTGACGCTGCGGAGCTGTTTGCTGGGAGGGAGGAGGAAGGCGTCGATGTGAAGGCGGCGCAGGAGGAGCTGCGGGTGGCGCGGGAGAAGCTCGACGAGTTGGCTGCCGCGTTTGGTGCGGGTGAGATCGACATGCAGGAGTGGCGGGTTGCCCGCTCTGGGGCGCGGGCGAGGAAGGAGAGAGCGGAGGCTCTCCTTGCGTCGGCGGTCAAGGTCAACCCCGTGGCCGAGCTGATCGGTGCCGATGACGTGGAAGCAACGTGGGCGGGGATGGATCTGGCGCGGCGGCGGGCGGCGATCGACTGGGCGATGACGGTGCGTGTTCTGCCGGCGCGGATTGGACGGCAGAGGGGCGGCTCGTATTGGGACCGGGACGCGGTGCGGATTGAGTGGAAGTAGCAGGGCCCCCAACCGTGTAGTTGGGGGCCCTGTGGCCCGCTCTCCAATCGCCTGGGAAGCTCTCGGAGACGGGCCGCTTAAGGGGACTCGCGGGTTCCGCGATCAGTTGTACGACGCCTGCACTTATCTGTCGGGTTCCCAAGATCCCAAGATTTACCCCGCCAGGTAAAGACTTCCCATCAAGATCGTTCCAGCTTGGGCGGGTGCCTCTCGACCCCATGCCCGACTGGGTGCCCATCTGCCGCCGGGAGATCGGGGAACGCATCCGCGCCGCCCGCCGCGAAGCCAAGCTCTCCCAGATACAGCTCGGCGAGCAGGTTGGTCGCGACCACAAGACGATCCACCGGTACGAGACCGCGATCAGCGATCCTCATCTCACGGACTTGCTGCTCATCGCTGATGCGCTTGGTGTGCCGCTTGCGGATTTAGTGCGGTGACCCGCGGTCGGCCACGGGGGACGCCTGACCGCGGGTCACCCTTCGCCCGCCTGTCGGCACAGCGGGCGGGGCCTGCCGCCGGGAAGGTCACAGCGGCAGGGGCTGAGTTACGCCTGCCACTTGACGCCTGTCGTGGCGTCCGCGGATATGCGGCCGACGTAGTAGCTCTCGTGCTGGCCGTCGCCGTGTGGCGGCCGGGTGCAGTGCGCGCTTCCGCTGGGATGCCGCATCCAGCAGTAGCCTGCGGCACGGCCGGCGGACTGCGCGGCCTGGATGGCGGGGGTGGTCTGGGTCATCACGTTCCTTCGGGTGCGGGTGGTGCGCAGTTGGGGCAGGCGTAGACCTCGATGCTGAGGTCGTGGGCGCCGGATGAGCCTTGGGCTCGGCCTGCGCTGACGGCGCCGGTGGTGAGCTGCTTGCCGCACCAGACGCAGTCCCAGCCCTGGTATTGGCGGTAGGTGAGGCTGGTGGCGGCGGGGAGCGGGGCGCTCATGTCGCACGCTCCGCCAGCGGTATGAGGCCGTGCTGCTCGCGGCAGCGGGCGCAGGCGTACTGCATGCCGCCCGGACCGGTGGCCGCCTGGATGATCTGGACGAGCAGCGAGGTCTCCGAGAGGCCGTCGTGCCAGTTGCACCAGCGCCTGGGGGCTGCGGGCCTGCGCCGTTGCTGAGGGCCCTTCACCGGGCGTGCTCCCTCACCAGATGTCGCAGCGCGGCCGCGGTCTCGCAGGCTCCCGGCGTTTCCACGCACGTCTCGCACATGCCGTTGTGGGCCCGGTCGGCGGCCCGTATGCAGGTGGTGCAGCAGCGGGGGAACCAGTGCTCGGGTTCGCGGCGTTCGCCGAGGTCGACGGCGTTCTCTACCGTGAGCAGGGTCGGGCACCACAGGCATTGGCGGCCGCACCGCTGGTCCTCTTCGAGGCGGGCCGGGTCGGGCAGCGCCAGGGCGTCGAGCTCGGCCGCAGTGGACTCACTGGTTCTGCTGGCTGGCATGCGCTGACCCCCTGGCATCGTGCGGTTTGTGCTGCTCAACCGACGCTAGAGGCCAGGGGGTCACTGAAGTGCTACAGACTGTAGGACTCGCGTCAGACGACGCCGAGCCGGATCCCCAACTCTACCAACTCCCCCCGCTGCCGGGTTCGGATCATCGTGCCGACCGTCTCCCGCACTCCGGCATGCGCCCGCGTCGCCTGCGGTGCCAGTCGCTCCGCGTCCAAGAACGCGGCCACCGCCTGGTCCCGCTGCCCGTTGTAGAAGTAGGCGCGGCCGCGGTCGATGTGGAAGTGGGAGTGCCGCTCGCGGGAGTAGCCGACCGGGAGCTTCACCTTCTCCGCGCGGGCCACCGCGTCCTTGCCGTGGCCCAGTTCCACGGGAAGGCTCACGGACCACAGGGCGGTGTTGGTGGGGCCGAACTGCATCTGCCAGTCGTTGCGGTCCTCGCCGAGCTCCTCGGCCGCCTGCTGGGCGTGCCCGAGGTGGCGGACGGCAGCCTTGGCATCCTTGGCGCGGGCCAGGTTCAGCGATGCCTTCAAATGGAACGCGCCCCTGAGTGACACCGCCTCTGGGCCCGGTGTGCGCAGAGCGCCGAGTTCGGCGAGGGCGTCGTCGATGATGGCGCCGGCCTCGTCGTGCTCGCCGATGGTGAGGAACTCGCCTGCGTCGTACCAGTGGGCGGCCAGGATCCGCAGCCGGTCGCCGGTTTCTTGTGAGGCCCAGAGGACGCGTTCGGTGGCGAGGGTGGCGTCCGAGGTGTGGCCGAGTTTGTACAGGTACTGCATGGCGCACTCGTACGCGGAGGCGAGGAGGCCGTACGTTTCGCGGCGCTGGTCGTCGGTGGTGAGTTCGGCGGCGACTTGCAGGTCTCGCAGGAGTGCGGGCAGGAGTTCACCCGACTTGGTGAGGGCTGCCGCCTGCCGGTGCGTGTTGGCTTCTGCGACGCGGGTCCGCAGTTGCGGGAGGTCGACGGCTGCGGCCTCCTGCTCGGTGGGGCGGGCTGGCCGACCGTGGCGCATCAACGCGCGGCGTACGGCGGCTACCGAGGCGACGGCGGCTTGCCCGTCGCGGTCGGTTTGGACGGGCACGTAGGGGGCTCCGGTGATTTCGGTGGGGTGGCAGTCGAGGGCTTGGGCGAAGGTGAGGACGACGGCGGCGCGGTCGAGGCTGCGCAGTCCTTGTTCGAAGGCGCGGATGGCGGCGAGGGAGTAGCCGGATTCGAGGGCGAGGCGGGCTTGTGTCCAGCGGTGGCGCTTACGGAGTCGGGCGAGGCGCTGGCCGTTGCTCTCGGCTGTGTCGGTGGGGTGGGGCATACTGGTCTCCGTTCCTGACTCGACATCTGGAACGGTACGCCGATCGGTCGGTGTTGTGCGTGGGTAAGGTCCTTACGGATTGCGGTCCGTGGGGGCCTTCTCCATTTGGTGGGGGTGGGCGTGAGTCTTCGGGGGGCTCGCTCGATAGGCTGACGGTATGTCCCCCAACCCTTCCGCCTCTGGTGGCGTGCGCTCTGCTGCGGTCGTGAACGCGGAGATCCAGCGCCTGTGGGTGGACCCGCGTGTGCGCCTGTCGCAGGAGCAGCGGCGGGAGTACGAGCGGCTGTGTGTGGAGTGGGCGGCGGCGAAACGGGCTGAGGTGGTGGAGGCGGCCTGATGCCGTCGACAGGGCGGTGGTCGCGGCCGCATACTGGCCTGGTACGCCCCGGGGTTCTGTCACTGCCTGGCACACAGTCCGGGGCGCAGTCATGTCCGGGGTCGGGGTGGCGGTGAAGGCCGAAGTCGTCGAAGCGGCGTGATCACGTACGAGGCCCCGCCTACTGAAAACCTTTGTCGCTTTGTGGCTGTCCGCAAAGTGATGACGCCGCAGGTCAGAACCATTTTGCGGAGACGCGCAACATGGTCTCCCGCCGCCACTCCCGCTTCTCCCGCGCCCGCCAGTGCTTACGTCGCAACGCACGATCCTCCACCGTCTGGCCACGCCACACACGACGGCCAAGCATCCGAGCCATATCGACTCCCTTCACGCGTACACGCGGCGCTGCGGATCCAACGCACCCTCCGCCTGCGGACCACCACCGTTGCCAGGCTCGTCAGGGTCCGGCGCCCCGTCCTTCCGGCACACCAACGCATCCGGATCCCACGACGGCGTCTGCAACGAATAGCCATCCGGGCACGTCTGCCCATCCTCGCCGTCGACCCCGTCACGACCATCCCTGCCCGGCGGACCGCTCGGACCAGGCACCGTGGAATCCGCACCCGGAGGACCCGCCGGACCAGACGGCCCCGGCACCGTCGAATCAGCCCCGTCCGCGCCATCCCTCCCCGGAGGCCCGGAAGGCCCCGTGACGGCTGGTCCCGGTTCCCCGCGCTCGCCCTTCTCGCCCTGGGCCCCGCGCGGCCCCGGGATTGGCACCGGCACCTCCGCCCGGTCCGGCAGATCCTCCACGGCCCGCGTCGGATCCGGTGCCACCGGCGTCTCACCCCCCGCCTTCACCTGCTCCCTGAGCGCCCGCACATCACCCGCCAGCACCGACACCGCCTCACCCCGCAAATCAGCCTCGCGCGCAAGCTGCTGACGGGCATCCGCCTCCCGCCCGATCAGGATCAGCGACAACGCCACCCCACCACCCAGCGTCAACAACACCGCAACCAGCAGCAGCACACGCCGATTCCGGTACAACACCACCTGGGTCCGCGTCATGGCGTCCCCCCCAGCTGGGTCACCAGCAGACGCAAGCGCGCGACCTCCAACTCCAGCGTCTGAACGCGCGCTTCCGCCTTCGCCTGGTCCGCCTCCGCCTTGTCCCGCTCCGCGACCAAGGCCTTCGTCAGGCTGTCGTATCCGGTCACCGCGTTGGCCTCCCTGGCCGCCCTGTTCGCGCCGCGGCTGCCGTACATGACGCCCCCCGCGGACAGGGTGCCGACGACCACCGCCGCGATCGCCGTCACCATGGCCGCGTCCACGCCACCACCTCCCCGACGCGCTCATGGGACAGGTCAGGCTGCCTTGACGACGCTGGACTGCTCCAGCCGCACCGCCGCTATCGGGGCAGTCACCTGCGGCCGGACAGCAACGAGCGCGACCCCGCCCTCGATCACCAGCATCCACAGGGCTTGCTGCTCCGCCGACATCTCCAGCCCGAACCCGAGGAACAGCGCCAGTCCGGCCTGCGCGAGGTTCACGATCGCCGCGTACACAGCACCGGTTTTGAGGACGAGCGCCTCGACGAGCGCGACGACACCCGACAGCACCGCCATGACGAGCGCCTGCTGCTCCGCGCTCACGTCCCAGCCATACGCCGCACCCAGCTTGAGTGCGACCGCGATGAACGCCAGGATCGCCACCGGCTCCCTACCGAACCACTTCATGACCTACTCGCTTCCTGTTCGGCCAGCCAGCGCCGGACGACTCTGTTGTGGCGGGCGTCCGCGAGCGCGTTGTGCTCGCCAGACATCTGCTTCGGCAACTCATCCCAGCCCAGCCCGAGGCGGGCCCTCTCCTGCTGGATGTCGCAGGTGAACATCGGGACACCCTCGGGGAGGTCGATCATCCGCCCCCAGAGTTGGGCGAGACAGACATGGTCGTACGCCCCGTAGTTCGCCCACAGTTCGACGTCCGGCCCGGCCGCCCGGATGAAGTCCATGACCTCGTCAGCGATAACCGTGCGGGGCTTCACCCTGTGATCGGCGTAGTGGAACAGCCAGCGCTTCGGCATGTGGATCCGCTGGTCTCCATGCCCCT